CCTAAACAATGTTCAAAATCCTTTTCTTCTGCTGGTAATACGAATTCACACAATATCCATTTATCATCTTTGTCGTTTTCGTAAATTTTTGGTATAAAGTCATATTTTTGTTTATACCATTGTGATTCTTCAAGATTTTGTGCAACGCCAATTTCGTTGTATGCGAGTTTCAACACCTTTTCGTCATCTATCTGAAATGTCATTCTTGAACTACCCGTACCTATTTCTTCCCCAAGATGTTGTCTGCAGTATGCAACCATGTCATTGAAATCAGATAAAGCGGACAATTCCTTTGTTGAAAATTGCCCGTCAGTTGCTTCTTTTAGAAGTCTTGCCTGACTTTCAGTTATGATTATCGTTTTCTGCGGTTCGGGTATCGGTATGAAAAGTTTCATTATTTTTTAAGTACTAATGATGAAGGTTTTATTTCCTGAACGGGATTTGGTTTGAATACAAACCAATCCTCCTTGTTAAAACTGAATTCCCAAAATGTGTTGAGCATATGTCCACTGCTTTCAGAACCCTGTTTGAATGATTCTGATGTTATCGTTCTCCAATAAACGGTTCTTGCATTCCTTGCTGCAGCACCATTTACAATATCAATTGCTTTTCTGAAATCCTTGTCCCCGTTAAACAGGTCTTTTGTGCATTTTATTTGGTCGGTTCCAAATGTCTTTATCTTGTAGAACATGAACTTGTTGTCAGAAACAACTATGTCATTTCCTTTAGTATCAAAGTTGATGCCGTTCCAATCCACGGTTGATGGCTGAGACAGCTGGTCATTTGACGCATGGCCACCGTTATCAACAAACATTGGATGGCCAAGATGTCTGTTGACCTGAGCCTTGCTGTTGATTCGGGTTGTGCTGTTGTCGTATTTTGAAGCCTCATTCACGTATCTGCGTATGGTTTCGGCTATTATATTGTCTAAATAACTCATTACGAAGTTTTTTAAAATAAATATTGCGTGGCATTATAAAACGGTCTGAAAATAGATATTTATATATAAAATATATAACGAATTATGAACACAGGCAACAATTACGCGAACATGTTAAGTTCATACGGATTTAACGATAAGGACTACTTTGAGACCTATCCCGAAGAAAGACGAAATTGGCGTAAAAACATAAAGCAGCACGTGGATGAGGCAATGGGTATCACGGATGAGGATATCAAGGAAAGGGATGACAACCTGACAAAGAGACTGATGGAGGCGCGTGACAACATCAACGAAAACGTTAATGAAAAATCAGAGTCAATCATCGAGCACGTAACCACTGAGGTATCAGGCGCAAGGGACAGTGTTGAGGAATACGTTTCATCAATTGCGGGAATTACCGCACAACAGGCAAGGAACGGAAACACCATTTCAAAGAAAATCGGTGATGTGCAGACAACGGCAAACGATATCAAAACAACCGTTACAACCATTAATACGCATATGGGAACAATGCTCAATGAGACTGTTGCCAAACGCCTTAAGGATATCGAGGACAACACGGTTGCACTACTTAACAGGTGGCCTTTGTAATATAACGGATAAAACGAAAGGAAACTATGGAATACTACACTTACGGCTATCCAAATGATGTACCACTGATTAAGAACGATTGCTGCAACGCCATTGACACCGCTGATATTGAAGAGGCTGTCACAAATGCTGTAATGAGCCTTATACCATCAATCAATGACGGATTTGACGGGGTTAATACACACATTGACAGTGCAAAGGATGAAATCATTGCAAGCAAAAGCGAGTGCCATTGCGGTGGATGCGGTTGTGATGACTGCAACATCTGTCTTGCCACAAAGTGCGATATCAATGACGCGGTAAATAGGATTAACGAGCATATTGACTCTAAGTTCAACGAGATAGACTTCTTGTCTCAGTTCAGTGACCTTAACCAACAAATAGAGACTTTAATAAACGGATAAAACTAAAATAATATTATGGCAGAAAATACAAACACAATTACGATAAACAAGACAAACCCATTTGAATGGGGCGTGATTGAGGGATGCGAGTACAAATCAATCCCCACACAGAGAAACGCTACCTACAACAAACCAGCACAGGAAGTTTTCACAGGTAATGAGGTTACAAGTTTCTTCTTTAACGGACAAGCACCTACACCACAAATCAAGCACGTTTGCGGAATTGAATGCCCTGACGGTGAGAACAGTGGCGAATAAGCGGTGGGAAATATCGTATTTCATGGAAGGCATGAGCGTTTAAGGCGTTCTTGCCTTTGTTTTTTCCGAAATTTGTAGTATATTTGCGAAAATTTTTAGATTATGATAGTTTTTAACAAGTATGTAAATTCAAGAGACTACACTTGGTACGACAGCAGTAATGTCATTTATAGTGAATGCATTGACACAAACCAAGCGTTTAAGACCGTAAAACTCGTTTTTAAGGGTGGTAGACAGTATATTTACCACAATGTTGACCCAACTGATTATCTGATGTTCAGAAACGCTGAATCGAATGGTAAGGCGTTTTCAACATACATCAAAAAGTATGAATGTCAGCGTTTGCCTGATATATCAATCGAAGAACTTGATGAAAAAAGAAAGAGTTTTGAAGAAGATAACAGAGTGACTGAGGAAGCGTTTACAAATCTTTCTTACCTTCTTGAGATGAACCCAAACTCTAAAGAAATCAGACTGTCACTGAATGGTAATGTTATTTTTGAAGGTGTTGAGGATAAGGTGAACATTATGCGTTTGTTAAAGTGTATGTCAATAAATTATCAATTTAAAGAAATGGAGGAAACAACAGATGATGGACAAGAGCAAAGTGAAAGTGGAAGTCAGAAAACTGACGGATTGGAATGAAGTACTGAATGCAGCAAGATTTACCGTCAATAAAGGTGACTTAGAAAAAGAACCGTCGCACGAATTTAAAACAGGTATCCTTACGGCAGAACACAGTCCAATCAGGTCACTTATTTTTGTCATTACATTATATAATGTTCCGACATGGGTTTCTCAGCATATTGCACGACATGATAAATTTGCGGGGCACACAATGAGAGAAGGTGAGGGTGATGACCACTTTGTTGCAACACAAAGAAGCGATAGAACAGGTATTGATAGAAGTGAACTGTCTCAAGAGGAATTAGTTGACCACAGGATTTTGCTCAATGCGCAAGATATGATTAACATTTCGAAAAAGAGACTTTGTAATTGTGCATCGCCAGAGACACGTTTTGTTTGGCAAAAGGTTAAAGAAGAGGTTGGCAAAATTGAACCAGAACTTGCATCAAGAATGGTCAGGGAATGTGTTTATCGCGGTTTCTGTCCTGAGATTTCTCGTTGTGGCTTCAGTAATACACAAAACTATAATGATGAATTGTTTAATTATCGTATAGGAAGATATAATGGCTAAGAAAATAGATTACGGTTTTACACCGTCTGAATATCAGGAAAAGATTTTTGACTTTGTTCGCAAGGGTACGGGTAACGGTGTGATTAAAGCAACGGCAGGTAGCGGAAAGACAACTTCTATCATTACAGCCATGAAACTTGTTCCGAAGTCAAAGAAATGTCTTTTCATAGCATTTAACAAAAGTATCGTTGAGGAACTTACTAAAAAACTTGAGGACTATCCGAATTGTCACGTTAGAACACTTCATAGTCTTGGTTATGCAATTCTCAGACGAAACTTCGGTAATGACATTGAAATTGATGAGTATAAGTACAAGGTTTATCTTAAAAAGAATCTTGCTGACTTGTCAGGAATAGACGAGGATGTTCAGATTACACCTAAACAGGTAGAGGAATACACATCAAGCATTGTGGCACTTATTGATTTTGCACGTTTCAATAATGCCCAAAGTCTCAAGGAGATTAAAATGGTTGCGTTGAATTATGATATACCTGTTTCATTTGACGAATGTGAAGTTGCTCTAAAATGTCTCGAATGGGGAAAGGAAAATCATAATATTATAGATTATACCGACATGATTTGGCTTCCATGTGAATTATCATTAAAGCCACTTGGTTTGCAGTACGATTGGATTTTCTTCGACGAGGCGCAAGATGCTTCTCTGATTTCAATACAACTGTTTATGAAGTGCTTTAAACGCGGAACAAGGTTTATTGCCGTTGGTGACAGCAATCAGGCCATCAACTTCTTTGCAGGTTCATCACCTGAGGCATTTGACTTCCTTTGCAATTACCAAAACACAACAGTATTCAGTTTGCCGATAACCTATAGGTGTGCAAAATCAATCACAAAGTTTGCAAATACACTTGTGAAAGATATGCTTCCACGGGAAAATGCACCAGAGGGAGAAATTGTTAGTAATGTACACGTTAGAGACATCAAAGAGGGTGATATGGTTTTATCGAGGTCAAAAACGCCTTTACTTAAACTATACACACGTTTGCTAAGACGTGGCGTAAACTGTTATATTAAAGGACAAGACATAGGAACTAACCTGATTAAACTAATTGAGGATATCGACACAAACGAATTATATCCAAACCTTGACCATGACGGATTGTTTATAAGGCTATACGATAAACTATTCAAAGAAAGAGATAAACTAATGATAAAGCGTGGTCTTGACCTAACAGACGCAACACTTTCTGCGCCAATTATGAATTTCTACGATTCAATAAATTCACTCTCCATTCTAGCTGAACATTGTCCAAATAAGAAAACACTAATTAAAAAAATTCAAGATATTTTCAGAGATGAATCAGATGGGGTTTGTCTTTCAACTATTCATAAGGCAAAAGGACTTGAAGCAGAAAACGTCTACATATTGTGCCATTCGTCAATGCCCTCAAAACTTGCACATCACGATTGGGAAAAAATTCAAGAACGCAATCTTATGTATGTCGCGTATACGCGCCCGAAGTTAAAATTGGGGTTTGTGGATGAAAATGAAATAAAACCAAGTGGAAGTCTTGTTGAGCCATCGGCAATTATGACTGAATTAACAAATGCAGAATATGCAATATCAAAAATAACAGGTCGTGAAATTGCACAGTCACCGGGCTATTCAGAACTTGCCAAATTTAAAGTAAAAACAATTCAGAAAATTGATGATACGAAACCCGAAGAGAATGTTAGGGAAATAAATAAGACTGAAAAGACCAATAAGAAAAATAAGTTTAACCTTTTTGAGAGTCTTGCATCGTTCCTTGAAAAAGACGATGGCAATATGGAACGTTTGAAAAAGTTTCTCGAAGAATAACAAAACCAAATAAAAACATAAAAGCACCTTGCGGGAGAAGTCCTTCAGGGTGCTTTTAGCGTGTGGGGGCGTGGTATTTTTACTTTATATGTAAGATGTTGTTCACCTTATGATATGGTAGTGAAATATGTATCCATCTATATCCGTACTCGTCAATCAACTGACCGACCTTGATTTCTTTCTTGTTAATCATCTCAAGTATAAGATTGAACAATCTCTTATTTAGTGTTGGTGTGCCCAATGTGATGTCAACTGCTTGACCTAATGCGTGTTGACTGGTTGAACTTCCCCCTACCGCTTTGTTAAGTTTTTGACAACGATAACCAGAAGTTACAGTGATACACTTTCCGTACTTATCCCTAATCGGTTGAAGTATCTGCTGACACAACTTCCTCAGTTCACCCAATTCTTTGACACTTGGGGTGTTGTCAATCTTCAGCCTTTTTGCTGTTGCTGAGGCAATCATTTCCTCATATGTGAAGTTTTTTGATAGTTTCATGTTGTTGTGTGTGTTTATGTGTTATTTTCTTCTTGGGTCTCCGTTTATCATCCAATCGTAATTGCTTCCAACATCCATACCAGCGTCACGCATTCCTCTTACTGTTGAACGCATTTGTTGTGCCCTTTTTGAACCACTTAATGCCCTCATTGCGTCATTTCCATGTTTATGTTGTGTTGTATGATATGGTGTATCATATATGTTAAGATTTTCATCTGGCCAAAACATTTTGCCGTTCATCATTTGCATTTCAGGATAAGAAGGCTCTGTCATGCTTCTCCAATCAGTGTCCATTTCGCTTTCCCTTGATTCTTCAACGTTAGTAAAACCAGCTTGTTTTTTCAAGAGTTTGATTTGGTCTTGTATTGGCTTAATATTTTCACCAGCTTCTTCGGCTTTATCAATTTCCCTGCGTAATCTTGCTATTTCCTGTCTAATCCTTTTAACCCTTGGGCTTTCTGGTGGTTTTTGCTCCTTTTCCCATGCGGCTTTAACTTGACCCGTATCAATCTCTTCATTGAGTATTCTTCTTACACTTTCCTTTACTATATTATGTAGGTCACTTTCAGTTAATTTTATTGTCCTTTTCATAAAGTTTCTTTGTTTTTTTATATAAATAGTATCAAGAATTATTAAAAATCCTCATGTTTTGGTGGATGATTGTGGTGTTCGTATTTTTCACTCCAAGCCTTTGTTAAACCTGCTGTTGCAAACAATGAGGCAACTGAACCTATGTAAGCAGCCATACCGGTAAGGTCTGTTGCTATTGTATGAAGGAAAATTGCTTCAATTGACAGTGTAAATACGGGCACAAGTAACAATAGGCAACCAATAAATGTGACAACCACAAGAAAAAAACTTTTTGAACTTACGCCACTATTACTTTTAACAAGGGAATTTAGCCAATTTACAAATTTCATGTGTTACGTGTGTGTATGTGTGTTATTTAACGTCTTGTTCTTCCTTTTCCGTTTCTATTCCCACTAGTATGCGGTCTTCCGCCTCCATTGTTTGAAGGTCTTGACGGTCTTGAGAAATCATGATTTTTGTGTGGTTTTGGTGCTGGAACGCCACTGCAGTTAGGTCTTGGTCTGTGCGGTCTTTCACGATAATAATAGTGATAACGAACGGGTGGATATGTGTAATAATGGCCGTAATAATAATAGTACGGAGTTCCTTCGCGTACTATTACTGTATACGTGGGCGTGTCATCATACACTTCTTCAACTGTTTCGCATGATGTAACGAATAACATTGAAAGTATAAAACCTGTTATAATAAGTACCTTTTTCATTGCGATTTATGGTTTTTAAACTTTATTAGAACTATTTATTATAAATATCTTAAATTAACTGATAATGTATAACAATATACCTGACACAAATACCATAGGTGGGTTTAATTATTCATGGGATTTTGACCGTGATGAATATGAAGATTGGCTTCTTGATGAAGAAATGGAGGACTCACCGGAAGCATATAAAGAATATATTGAAAATAATGTAACGTTCACTTGCGAATACGTTGACCACGAGACCTTTCATAGTACGGGTGAATATGCCGATTTCTCATATGATGACCTTGTTGAAGAGTATGGAGAAAAGGTCGCGAAGTCAATATTATCAGACCTTGAGAGTGGAACAAAGGAAGGTTTCATGGATAAAATGGATTTATTCGATGAAGATTTTGATGTTAATGACCCGTATGAACTTGCAAATGCAGCAATGAAGATATTACCACACGGTGAATATTTTAAAGATGCAAGAGGTTTTATACTTGCTAATGGTGTAGTCGTTTATACGGATGCAGAACATAATGAATGCGGAATGATTCCAGGTGTAAACGGCACATTTCACTTCATAAAATTAGGAAATATTCGTGTATTACCGAATGGAATTGATATCGGAAAAGAACCAACACGTGAGCAAAAGAATACATTAGCACGGGTAATAAGTTCATATTCTGAGGACAGACTTTATGTTGATTTCATGACGGATAACAGTGAGCACAGCGTAACCTATACATTTTATGACGATGCTGATTGGAGAACTGTTCTTAACGAGATTGACAGATATTTCAGAGATGGTATAAAGCCACAAGACAGGGTTTTTGAATGCAGACAAATGAATAAGTTGAATAAACTTAACGAGTCTAAGTTGCGTAACATGATTATTGGCATCGTTGAACAAGTCATTGATGAAAAAATCGAAATTAAACCCGAAAACAAGGGCAAGTTTACAGCAACAAAGAAAAGAACGGGAAAATCCACAGAAGAACTGACGCATTCGAAAAATCCACTGACAAGAAAAAGGGCAAATTTTGCTAGAATGGCGAAAAGGGGTTGGAAACCATTAAAAGCAGACGGTTAAAATTTTACCATTATTGCGCTATTTATAATAAAACGCAATATTATGGCTAAAACTATTAAACACATTGTATGTCCCATTTGCGGGAAAGAGCTACCATTAAAAAGAGAATTTTTCAAACGAGATGGCTGTGGTAAATTCCACACAATTTGCAGAAATTGCGAGGACATAGAAAAACGCAATAATGAATGGATGGGCGAGTTGCTGAAATGTCATAAATGTGGAGAATTCCTACCAGTCAGTTTCTTCGCAAAAACAGACCATTATCCGCATAGAGACCATCACGATGCCAGATGCCGAAATTGTAGGACGAAAAGGGCTAATGAATTGAAGATGGAATATCCAGAAGAGTACGCATTATTTAAGGTTCTACAAATGAGGTATCTAGTAGCAAGAGACCGTTCAAAGAGAAAATCCTTACCTTTTAACATCACAAAGCAATATCTGAAAGAATTGTGGGATAAACAAAATGGAAAATGTGCCATATGTGGAATTCCGATGACATTTGAACAATGCAACGGAAGGACACCAACTAATGTATCAATTGACCAGATAAATCACAGTAAGGGATATGTTATAGGAAATGTACAATTAGTATGTATGGCGGTTAATCAAATGAAATCTGATTTAGAAATTGAAACATTATATAAATTTTGCGAAGCAATTTTGGAGAATGCAAGGAAATGACACCATAAGTAATAAAAAGTGGAATCACAAGAAATAAAGCAACTATTTATAAGAAAACATTAAATATTATGAGAAGAATTAGATTATCAGAACAAGACCTTCATAGAGTGATTAAAGAATCGGTCAAGAGATTACTCAGAGAACAGGAAGATTTTGAGCCGCATGGTTTTAGAACTACTTCAAATCTTGGTGGGCACGAAATCCAAATATCACCTTATGGTGATGCCGCACGTTTCAGATTCTATGGTGGAGAACCAACGGATTGGATGGAAATAGAATTTGATGAAGATGGAGCAGCATATGTTGACACGGAAAGAGGTCGCGAATTGCTGTCAGATTATATGCGTTTTTAATCTTATGTTATGTAATTAAAACATATCAGAGAAGCGTTCAAGAATGGACGCTTTCTTTGTTTAGTATTGAAATTGATATGGCATCCATTTATTATTTATAAAAATGTTAATTTCAAGAGAATGGTAATGAAAAACAACCTAACACCTGAACTTAAGAAGGTTTTCAAATATATACAGGACAAACTAACAACGGATTATCCCACAAAAGTAATTGGAATTGAGTATTTTGTGGTAGGTGTGCTCGATAACGACAAATGTACAGCATATCAGATAATTGACAAGACCATGTTAAGTAACGGAAAGTCCTCACTTAAAAGTGACTTAATTTCATATCTCAAGCAAGAAACAGAAAACACAATTAATACAGAAGGCTTTGTTCCTAAATTTGATGATGTTTATGACAAATATCTTGAAAACCTCATGGGTAACAGTAAAAACAAGATAAATTCAGCACAACTTTTATTGGAAATACTTAAAAACAATAGGTCATTGAGAAATACGTTCTCAGTTCTTGGTGTTAATATGGGACAATTGAATAATGCTTTATCTTCATTAAACTCTGAGACAGCGAAAGGGACACAAAAAAAACATAAAAAAGGTTTTGAATATAAGGTTCACAGTATTACTGATGAGTATATCCCGCAACTTTATGAAATGTCCAATGAATCTGCCATTAATTTTATAGGAAACAAAAGCGTAATACAGTCTGTTTTTGTTGCTTTCTCAAAATTCGATTGTAATAACGCTTTATTGCTTGGCGAACGCGGTGTGGGTAAAACAGCGATTGTTAAGCAGGTGGCACAAATGATTTATCATGGAGAAGCACCATTATCTTACAGAAATCACATAGTTGTTAATTTTAAGGACGGACTTCACAACCTTATGCAACATTTCAATGAGATTTTGACTGATGCCCAAGAACGTGGTTGTTACATTTTCTTTGTTCCTGATATAGATTTGCTTATTTATGACGGAAGCCCGTATGTTGATATGGTAAAGCAATTGCTGACAAATAAAGCGATTTGCGTACTGGCTACGGCAATAGAGGAACGTTATAATAGGGTTGATGCTGATAAACATTTTCCAAAGTTGTTTAAAAAGATAAAAGTTGAAGAAAAAACAGAAGAAGAAACAGTTGAAATTCTAAAAGAAAACAAGGAGTTATATGAGATTTACCATGACGTGAAATATGACGATAACATAATAAACGAATGTGTAAAACTCACAAAAAAATATATTCCAGATGCTGTATTGCCGCAAACAGCAATAGACGTTTTTGATGAAGTCGGAGCGTTTGTTGACCTTAAACGAAAAGAAGATACAGTTTTGATTGAATTAAAGGCAACATTGGCTGAGATACAAGAAGCAAAAGAACGTGCAGCGGTTGAACACGACGATGAATCTTATAAATCATTTTCGGAAGACGAAGTGAGTGTTTCGTCTGAAATTGAAAAAAGAAAAAAAGAGTTGTCTTTCAGTAACACACAACAAGAAATTGGTATTGAAGACCTTCATGAAATAATAGAAAACATAAGTTCTGTACCTGTATCGGACATAAAAACCGAGGAACGCGAAAGATTGCTTACTTTGGAAAAACATATAAAAGAAAAGGTTATCGGTCAAGATGAAGCAGTTTCAGAAGTTGTAAAGACAGTAAAACGCCAAAGGGTTGGATTAGGAAAACAAGGAAAACCCTCTGTCATGATGTTTGTCGGAAACAGTGGTACTGGTAAGACCTACCTTTCAAAAGTATTGGCCAAAGAACTTTTCGGTGACGAGAAATCGTTTGTAAGAATTGACATGAGTGAATACAATGACAAAACAAGTGTGAATAAAATTTACGGTTCATCTGCTGGATATGTCGGTTATGAAAACGGTGGTATCCTTACTGAGGCTGTTAAGAAACATAGTCATTGCGTATTGCTTCTTGATGAAATTGAAAAGGCTGCTGACGAGGTGCATGATGTATTCCTGCAGTTGTTTGACGAAGGTAGGCTTACGGATAACAAAGGTGTGACAGTTGATTTCAGTAATTGTATTATCATCATGACATCAAACATTGGAACTAAGGAGGCTTTACTCAGAGGAAACGGTGTTGGTTTCAACAAGAACGAGAAAATGGGGCGTGACATTATCAATTCCGAGATAAGCAAACGCTTCAAGCCTGAATTCGTTAACAGGATTGACAATATCATCATGTTTAACACACTTACGAATGAAGATATTAAGAGAATCATTCGCGTTGAACTTAATGAATTGGAAAAACGTGTTAATAACATTGGCCACACATTTGATGATAAGTTCATTGACGAGGCAACCGACTACATTTTTGAACAGGTTGAAAAAGAGAACGGAACAAAGAATTACGGAGCAAGACCTGTTGTGAGATTGATAAGGAATATCATAGAGAACAAACTTACAGATTTGATAATCGTTGATGACCTGAAAGAACATTGTTTCAGTTTTGATGAAGTAGTATAATTTTCGTGTTTAATTGCTATTTATTAGAAAACATTGAATTGATTATGAAGAAAACTATACAATTAACAGAAAGTGACTTACATAGGGTTATTAAAGAATCAGTGAAAAGAATACTAAAAGAAAGCAATGAGACGTGGTGGGGCGTTTGGTCAGTAGATGCTTATAGCAATACAGGTACACAAGTATTCTTACTCGTTAAGGCTGCAACAAAAGAAGATGCTGAAGCCATCGCTGAAAATAGATTGATGTCAAAACGTTGGATGTCTGACCCCGTAGCAAATGCACACCCAGCCACAGCAGAAGATTTTGATAGATGGAAAAGACAGGAACTTGTGGAATATGCATAGGGGATATACTACATACCGATGATGCTTAACCAACCATCTTTACGCCCCAATAACGGACGATATTGAAATAATAACAAGAATGACGGACTTGATTGCCCGTCATTTCTGTTTTATGCATAGACCTCTATTTTCCGATTAGTTGGTTAAACACTTTCATAACCTTTCTTACATAACCGTTTGTACCCTTTATTGAGTACCTTGGGCCTCCGTTCCAAATTCTCAATGCTTTCTCTATATTGTGTTCTGGATTGTATCTGTTTTGATAAACATTAAACATTTCAATTGATTTTTCTTTACTATACCTGTCAGACATCTTAAATTTGTTTTTGCTGACTTCGTTACAATCCTTTACACAAATTGGGGAAATTTGTAAATAACCTACGTGATTGCCATTCTTGGCATTTGGATTACCACCTGATTCTACTGCGCTAATTGCACATATTAAAGTTTCCCATCTTGTGTCTGTGTCGCCCATTTCTTGTGTAAGAACTGTTAAACTACAGACTGCGAAAGTTAGTGTTAATACTGCTTTAATTAGTGTACTTCTTTTCATCATAAAAATTTTGCTATTATTTAATAAAGTTAACAGGCAGATGTCCGTTCTTTGAGATTTTTCCATCAAACCAATATTTGATGACTTCTTCAAGGAACTTTCTTCTGTCTTTATCATCTATAATCATAACCCGTATTTCGGGCAAACTGTCCAACATAGAGACCAATTCATTCAATGTGACATATTTCAGTATTTGTCCATTTCTGTCCGCGATACCCATCGATTTGACATCCTGTAAAAATCCATTTGGTGAAATGTCTGCACCAATCTCTTTTTGAATGTTTAGTCGTTTCAATGTATCAACAACCGCAAGTACCTTTTCCTTTACGGGTGTTAAACCTTCAATTAAAATATTACCAAAGATATCCTCTTTATGTTGTTCAGTTATTTTAATAATTCTTTTTGCCATTTCAAATAAAATTCTAATCTATTATAATTAGAAACCAAAAATTGTTTTTACAAATATACCATTTTTTGCTCTAATTTCCAAAAAAAATTACAAAATTTAACATTTGTTCTATCTATTTATATAAAAAAATCTATATAGATATGGCAGAAAAAAATAAAAGTAATAATGGCTCATATATGTTTTACGGATATGGCGTAAACGAAGGTGAAGCATATTTAAAGAGGGCACAAGTAATGGACACCGAAGAAGTTGAAGGTGTTGTCGATGAAAAAATTGACGAGTTAAAGGGTAATGCCCCAGAAGACCTTGACACTATTGAGGAACTTGCTGCTGCTGTCCAAAGTGGCAGTGGTGATGCCTCTGAAATCTATGAAAAAATTAGTGAGGTTGAAGCAAAGATTCCGACAAGTTTAGAGGGCCTTGATAATAGTGAGACTAAATATCAAAACGAAGAAGAAGTTGCTGCTATTGTTGAGGAAACTGTAAACGAAAAAACTGAAAGTCTTTTTGCTTCTGTTGAATATGATAGCAATACAAAGAAAATTGTTTTCAAGAACGAAGATGGAATACAGGTTGGTGAAGTTGATGCAACTGACTTTATCAAAGACGGTATGGTAAGTAATGTTAAGGTTGAAAACGGAAAACTTGTTATTTCATTTAATGAAGATGGCGGCAGTGATACCGTTGAACTTGATGTAACCGAAATTTTTAATGCAAACAATTATTATACTGCAACAGAATGTGATGAAAAGTATCAGCCAAAAGGCAACTATCTAACTGAGGAAAGCCTAACTGGTTACGCTACTGAGGATTTTGTAACCACTAAGATTGGTGAACTAGAAATTCCTACGGTAGAAGAGGTTATTAATGTTGCTGATGGAAAATATCAGGAAAAGGGTGATTATTTAACGCAAGAAAGTTTAAATGGTTATGCAACTGAGGAATTCGTAAATACAGAAATTGGTAAATTGGATATTCCTAGTTTAGATGGCTACGCAACTGAGGAGTTTGTAAATACTGAAATTGGTAAGTTAGATATTCCAAGTTTGGATGGTTATGCAACCGAAGATTTTGTTACTACAGAAATAGGTAACCTGACTATTCCGACAGTAGAAGAGGTTATTAATGTTGCTGATGGAAAATATCAGGAAAAGGGTGACTATCTGACTGAGGAAAATCTGAATGGTTATGCTACTGAGGATTTTGTTACCACAGAAATTGGTCAGTTGGATATTCCGAGTATTGAGGGTCTTTTCAATTCAGTAGAATATGTTAGTGCTGAGAAGAAAATTATCTTTAAGGACAAAACCGATGCCGTTGTAGGTTCAGTTGATGCAACTGATTTTGTAAAAGACGGTATGGTAGATACTGTTACTGTTGATGAAAATAACAATCTTGTTATCACTTTCAATACCGACTCAGGTAAAGAATCTGTTTCAGTAAGTTTAGGTGCAATATTTGACCCAAACAATTATTTCACAACTACACAATCTGATGCTCGTTATTATCAGCAGGATGCTGCTAACGCAATATTCGTTGCTAAAACAACCTTAGAAAGTTATTCAACGACTGAACAGATGGATGATGCAATCGATACTGCTGTTGAGCCTAAAGCTAACAAGAATGATATTGATGCAACAATTAATGCACTTGTTGTCAGACTAAATAAACTCGAAGCAACAAATAACTATTTGATTGAACACAACACCGATAGTGCAGATACCATTAATAATATGTCGCCTGAAGATGCAGAAAATGCTGAAATCACGGTTTCAACCAATGAGGCAATTGCAGCACTTGCAACACCTAAAACTTTCAAATCTGTTAATGTAGTCGGTGGTGAACTTGGTAGCGATACTACAATTACCCTTAATGCAACAGAAGATGTTAATGTAAGTGGTTTAACTGTAAGCGGTACAAAAGGTACAGGTAATGGTAAAATCAATTATGCAACAAATGAAGTAAGCATTGATTCAGTTAATATTGAACCTGGATGTTCTGTTTATAACGTGTTTGAGGGTTCACAGGATAAAACACCCGAACATAGCATTGACAAATTTACTGCAAAGAATGTAGTAGTAAATGATGTTGATTTAGCACACAATGTATTTAACATCTATCAATTTAACGAAAATGCAGAAGTTGTTATTTCAGACTCAAGTTTCAATTTGAATGTTGCTAATAGTAATGTTTTGCGCGTAAGTAACGTTACCAATGCGAAAAATGTAACGATTACATTTAAAAACATTGATTTAACATACGAGAACAAACCTTATACTGATGGGGATGTTAAATGGGCAGGACTTGTAATCTATCAACCTTATGGTAGTGATGCTGCACATACCGGTGATACAAGTAATATACAAACATGGTCATTCAATTTCATTAACTGCCGTTACAATGGAGAACTGGTTACACAGAATGAAGTTGGAACAATCAGACAGTTAATCTATCAGTATCAAGTTAATAAACAGGATTGTGAAGCACCTACAGCATTCGGTGACAACATTAACATTTCTGTTGAATAATCGTTGTAAACACAATTTTAAAACGGGCATCTTAAAAGGTGTCCGTTTATTTTTTTAATTTTTCTATAACTTTATGAAGAAAAACATTAAGATTACCATTTTTAACAATATTGTTATATATGATATGATTTGTGTCAAAGTTATTTGCGTCAAGTGAGTTTTCTGATGGGTGATGATTGTAAATGTCGTAGTCTGTCCTTTCAACATAATATATTTCCCCACCTATACTTTCAATTGCAAGTTTTTCGTTAGGAAACCTTATATCACCTATAACCACAGGTTTATTTTTTTTACGTAATGCGGTTATTTTATCAAGTAAATGATACACATGCCAATTCTCATTATATTCACGTAAAACATCTGTACCAAGTATTTGTAATAATACTCTAACGTTTACAATATGTTTATTTAATAATTTTTCACGTATGTAATCTAATGGGACATCTGTAAGTTCTGATATTTTTTTGCATAATGTTTCGTCAATTTTCAGATTTATTGACGAATTATTATTTTTGTATTCATTTAGTTCATCGATGTTAGAAAGGCCCGTAAGCATAACGCATATTTCTTTGAGTTTATCTGCAACTTCAAGATATGTATATCCATAATGTTCCTCCAAACAATGTGCAGCAACGCCCTTTCCTGAACGCATCTTGCCAGCAAAACCTATAATTTCATTCATTTTAAAAACCTGTTTTATTCTTCTGTAAGAAATTTATCCGCGCTCTTTTCTATTGTATTTAATTCTTTAATGAGACTTGCAACTTGTTTAACACTATCCTTTTGATAAACCTTATTATCTTTAACAATATACCTATCCATAACAATATGTGAAAATTTAGACTCGCCAATATTCCTTGTTATGTTAAGTTCTTTTAAAGTTTCATCATCGGGCAATAATCCATGCTTTATGTTATCAAATACATAAGATTTAGCAGTTTTACGATTTTCATTTGCCAATTCCCTTAGTGTTTTTTCTTTTCCATCAATTATGGTATCTAATGTAATTGCATTGTCTATATATTCTATCATAATACTAGTTTTTTTACAAATATACTATTTTTTTATGACAAAAACAAGCAAAAAAACACTATGATACCATAATTTATGAAATCTTATTACTATTTAGAATAGGTTGTCGGCCTAATGTTGTAGATGAGCAAAGAGGAAGCCTTGCACATTATGGTATCGGACAACCTTTTTTATTCTTCCATAATTTTCTCAATCTGTTTGATATATTTTTTGTCAATTTTAATGATTTCACCTGTTTTATCAGATGTCTCAAACATGATTTCATTAAGCAAATCTTCTATAATAGAACGAAGACCTCTTGCACCTATTTTAAGTGACAATGCTTTTTCCGCAATATAGTCTATTGCATCATCAGTAAAATCAATATCATTTCCACCCAAAAGGAAAAGTTTACGATATTGTTTCAACAATGCGTTTTTAGGCTCTTTGATAATTCTTACTAAATCTTCTTTTGTCAAATCATTGGTATACGTAATGATTGGGAAACGGCCAAGAAGTTCAGGAATCATACCATAAGCCTTCAAATCACTGGGTGTGACATATGAAAATATATTGTCATCTTTTTTTTCCTTACCACTTTTCTGCTGATTAAATCCTATTGTTTTTTTGTTGAGTCTTCTTTCAATGATTTTATCAAGGCCATCGAAAGCACCCATTCCTACAAATAGAATATTGGTTGTATCAATATAAATTAATTGCTGCTCAGGATGTTTTCTTCCGCCATTAGGTGGTACACCAACAATTCCACCCTCAACGATTTTTAAAAGTGCTTGTTGTACACCTTCTCCACTAACATCACGAGTGATTGATGGGTTATCACCCTTTCGGCCAATTTTATCAATTTCGTCAAGGACAATAATACCGCGTTGGGCTTTGTCGATATCCATATCGGCTTCTTGCAATAAACCGAGAATAATGGTTTCAACATCATCACCAACATACCCCGCCTGTGTCAGTTTTGTCGTATCGGCAATATAACAAGGTATGTTAAGACATTTAGCGATTGTTTTAAGCATATATGTTTTCCCCGTTCCCGTATTACCGAGTAGCAAGACGTTAGATTTCTCAATGAAAATATTTTTATTCGCCTCAAAAATTTCATCACCTTTAATGGTATAATTGAGTTTTCCCTCATCATCCATAACAATAAAATCTTCTACTGAGATTTCTTCACCCGTTCCATTGTGAATGATTTTAAATTCACCGGGAACCACGCCAAAAACATTTGAGAGAACACGTTTATAATGATTACAAACAGAAACCGATAATCTTTTTTTAGCCTTATCCTGTCCAATTATATAATCATTAAGAAAGTTATAAACCTCCTTTGGCCTTGGAAACTTTGTTTTTTCTTTTAACTCTTCAATCATTTTTTTGTTTTTCGCTTTCCTTGTTTTTGCCATTTGTTTCTTCTATTTTTATTTTGTTGCAAAATTACTATTTAATAACAATACTACCAAATTTTTAGATATTTATTTTTGTTAAAAAACGTTAATTAAAAGTTATGTATTTGACTGAATGGTATTTTCCCGACAATTTTGAAAACATGCCCAACCCAATAAAACTGTATCATGGCACTAAATTGGATTTAATGGATGATATTGTCGAAACTGGTGTCATTTCGGCAAAAAGAGGTGGTCAACACGGTGAAACCTTTGGTATAAATTGGTTTACAATAAACCCAAAAGTTTCATTCGGAACGGGTACTGCATTTTCGATAGAAGTTCCAAAGTCTGAATTTGAAAACGGAAATTTCTTGTTTGAAAATGGGCATGAGGTTACCTCAAGGGCAAGCGAATTGCCAATAGAGAAATATAATCTGAAAATTGAAAAAATTGATGGCATCGAGAAAGAATATTTTATAAGGGTTTTCAATAAATGTGGAAATGATATATGGGAATTTGAGAACTACATGTGTGACAAAGGTCCAAAAAGCCATACATATGATTATAAATTTCAACTGTCAATACCATCAGTAAGATATATATTGGAACAAGAATTTGGAAAGGATATTACAAAACCTTACCACGATTATATGAATATGACCGAAGACATAGACAGATTACAACCATACATTGATATTGATGAAGTAAATGCGGAAGATGTTAATCTTCAATCATTTGAGGTAAAGAATGAACTTCAACCAGACATATGGGTGAACGGTAAAATAAATTCGGATGTGAGAAAACATCTTCTTGATATTGCAGATGATTTCATTGATGAACTAGAAATCAGATGGACTAAACCAAAAGATATCATAATTACAGGTTCATTAGCAAATTATAATTGGTCAGAATATTCTGATATAGATTTACACATTGTAATGAAATTCTCAGATATTCATGAAGATGTCGAATTGTTGGCTGATTATTTCAAGGCAAAAAAAGATTTATGGAATGAACAGCACAAGGATTTAACCATATTTGGTTTTCCTGTTGAAGTTTATGTCCAAGACACAGACGAACCACACGCGGCATCTGGCATTTTTTCATTATTATCCAACGAATGGCTTGTTGAACCAAAAGATTTAAGCAATGCCAAACTTAATAAAGACTACATTAAAGACGAGGCCGCAAAAATAATGACCAAAATCGATGATTTGTATGATTCTGATGAAGATGAGGATGAGGTTATTAAAAAGGCAGAACATATAATGGACTATGCTAAAGATTTAAGAAAAAAGGGTTTGGCTACTGACGCAATGGAAATGAGTTCAGGAAATATCATATGGAAAACATTAAGGCGTGAGGGATATATAGAACGTCTTGCCGACCTTATCACACTCACATATGATAAAATCAATTCACTTGATTAGAAATTATTGATTTTAAACACTATTTATAATTAAAATAACTATAGTTACAATAAAGCAAATATGAGCAAGAATTACGAAAACGAAATAAAACAAATGCAGAGGCTTATTGATTACGGCACAAAGAAAGAAGTAAATGAGAACCGTAACAATAACTCAGTTGTTGAATATCAGACAAAGGGTGCTGATGGTAGAACATACGGAATCGTGCGTGAATGCAGCAAGTATTACATTAAGGTGGCCCCACCAAAGGATACTGCAATTTTAAGTGAGGATTTCGATTATATTGGTGGTTTTAACAACAAACGTTTCAATGAGTATGACACATATACAAAGGCTTCAAAACAATTAGACCTTAAACTTAAATCTATCAATGAGGCTGTTGGTTCAAATATGTCAACTTCACAGTTTGCTGAAACACCTTCTGCTGAGTGGCAAATTAACGAAACAAAGGAAATGCGCCAAGAAATAAACCGTTTCCATGAACTTGTAAATAATGTTAACAAGTTACTTGAGGAAAACAACCACTTGACAAGCACTCATACAATTCCTGAAGCCCCAGGTAAAGCAAAGGTAACGGACAAAGACGTTAGCACGCCATTTGAAGTACCCGCAACCGCTAAAGGAGACAAAGAAATGAAGAATGGAACTGTTAATTATCAGAAATCAGGTCCTTTTGAAACTAATCCTAAACTTGATATGCAATCGGATAAGAAACCGACAACACCCGGTGATAATGGTATTCCATTCGAAAAGAAACCATCATTTGGGCCGAAGTTTGATACCAACGGTTCTGTTGCAACTAAAAACCCAAGTGGTGGCAAGGTAACAAGGGCTGACGAAAGCGTTAGCAGAACTATTAAGTTGACTGAGGAACAAGTTCTTGCTTGGAGTAGAAATAAAGACTATATGGATAAATCACACGGTACTGAAATCGGAGATTCTGCACCATTTGACAATGAGGTTAACCCTGAAAAAGAGAATGACCGAAACGTCAATACTGAGTATAAAATGACCGAAGGTGTTGCTGCACACATCACAGACAATCAGAATACGCCAAAGGCAGGTACTGGTAATGCACGTGATTTCCAAGACCCGTTTGATGATAACGTTGTTAAAGAGGCAGAAGACGAAGAAATGCTTCTTGATGATGAACATCCTAATGACGTAATGGGTGATGAAAATTACGATGGCATCGAAGATTTTGGTGACGAAGGTGAAGATGAAGAATTTGATGACACCGATGATACCGATTTTGATTTGGAATTTGATGATGAATCTCTTCCAGATGAAGATGTAATCGATGACGATGATATTAATTTCATGGATGATGACCGCGATGCTAAATTCTTCGGAAAAGAACATAGTTTTGATGATGAAGATGTACTGAGTGATGAACCAGATGATAGTCAATTTTACAACAACGATGGACTTAGGGGTCTTAACTTAGATGATGACTTTAATGATGATTTAGATGATGATTACTTTGATGACCCTTATGAAAGCCGCAGACGTGGACGTAATCGTAAAATGAATGAAAACCTAGTTCTTAACGATTTCGGAAAACATCCCGCTTACCAAAAAGAGGTTATGTCATTGCCACCTAATAAGGAAATTGACAGATGGGGTCGTGACTGGAATGATAAATCGACCAAGGGTGACGAACCTTATGGAAAAAAAATCGGTAGTTCAGCACCTTACACTGAGGACATCATTGACAAAATTACCGATATGGTTATCAACAGACTAAGTGCAGATAAAAAAAAAATCTGAGTGAAAAAAAAGTCTTAAAGGTTCCAAAATCATCAAAACCTAAAATGTCAACAATGCCGCCAATGGATAACGGCTTTAATGACGTTCCACCACAGGACAATGGGTTTGATGGAGGTATGTCAGCTGACGGAATGGGTGATTCAATGCCAAATCAACCGGTAATGGATGACGGTATGGGTAACAATATGGGTGGAAATCCACCAATGAATAACCAAATGCCAATGGATGGTCAAGAAAACGAGTTTGATTCAGACTTTGACGCGGGTGTTGAGGCTGATGAAGAACAAGACCCTAAAAAGTACATCCAACAACTGACAGGAAAACTTTCTCAGTCTTTAAGGGACTATAATAAATCTTTACCACAGCCTGATATCGATTTGGACAAATATGTTGCTGGTATGATTGTTAAACAAGCGATAGAAGGTCTTTCAGATGAAGACACAAAAGACATTCTTGATAAAGTCAATAGTGACGAAGATTTTGTAATGGATGACGAAAACAATCCTGATGACAATGGTAATGAAACACCAATGGATAATGGAATGAATGATGATATGGGCGATGATATGTCCCAAATGGACAACGGGCCACAAAATCAGATGGAATCATTCAATCGCAAAATCGAAGAATTGACAATTAAACCAGGTCAAGAAAAAAATGACCAAGGACAGGCTAAAAAATTAAGTAGAAAGAAAGGTTATAAAGTTTCACCTTTTCTTCCAAAATAAAGGAAGAATGACCTATTAAAGAACCACGAATTAATCGTGGTTTTTTATTTTTATGTACTATTTATTATAAAACGTTTTTATTATGGCCAAATATTTCAAATTAACAGAAGAACAATATCGAATTGCTTTAAGAGAAGGACTTATTTCAGGTAACGGTAGTGATACAACTTCAACAGGTAAACCAAAATTAACAGTTCCTGTTGAAAAAACAGCGTCACAGGATTTAAATCCAGGTTATAAAAAAGCAGTTGAAGCAGTAAAGGCTAACAATCTGAAACCAAAAGATGTTAACTTTGTCATTGATGATAAAACAACACAGGAATCATATATCATTTCGAAAAAAGAATTATCAGAAAATAGGCAAAAAACACTTAAGAAAAATTCAAAGACTTACACTGTAAAAGATTTCTTACAACAGATTAACAAGTAATGGAGAAACTTCCTAAACATATAACAACAGCCCTTATTAATAATCAGACTTCATTGGGCGACCATCCTTGTTTTCCACCAGAAGATGAGGAGAAATTTGTTGTTCATCTTTTAACAAAATACTACAACGGTTTATTAGAGGATGTCGGAACAACAGATATACACAAACTTAAAACAGAATTAAGTAAACTTTTGTCTGCTGCAATAAAATATGAAAGAGATAATCAGCAAGCATTAGAAAAACTGTGTGCCAAAATTGTTACTGATTTGTTCAATATTCCAGAAAATACAATAGATATACGCGTTGCATTAACAAATGACATAGATGTATCCAATCAAAGGATGTTTCCCGAAAAAACTGAGGATTTCTCATTCGAGAACATTAAAGATATGAATGACACTGGCGATGAAATCTATAAAAGAAGATTGCTAAATAGTCTTATTGCAGGTGCTGCCATTTATTATGCAAGTGATGTTTCACTTTATGTGCAGGAACTTTTTAAGATAGACCCAGAACTTCCTTTTATTTACAAAAAAATTTTATTGATAAATAATCTTTTGATTTACCTTAATCAGGATAATGAAAAAGAAGAAACGGGAGACACTGAGGGCGGTGTCGTTGATGTTACAATCACATCCATTGATGAAATGCCTATAATTGACGCAAAGGCGATAATCTTTCCTATTTTATTAGAAGAAACAATAAAGGGAATTTTTGAACTTGTTATTTCACACGGATTACCAGATGATAAAGATAAAGCCCAATATATAATGAAAAAAGCGGATTTCAAACTTGCAGAAAACTGGGATTTGCGTTTAGGTATGCCATTATATGAACTTTTGCTTAATCAAATTGATGATGATATTGAACCGACTTTCTTATTCTATGAATTATCTAAAATGGAGGTTTCTGTTTTTAACGAAAAAATGAGAGAGATATTTGGTCATACTAAAAGTGGCAAACGTTTCTTGGATAAACTGACAGCCAACATAGAAAAAAAGAAAAAACTTGACGATTTTGAAGATTACATTCAAGTTATGAATAATAGATACCCTGTTGAAGATGGAGTGTTCACAAGTGATGAATTTTTGGAATTATGAATTTAAGAGAGGAATTTTTAAGATGTGCGCAAGACAAGACGAGGAAATACTTTATAGAGCATTTCCTTTCGACTTTTAATGCCGATGAAAGAAAAGAGGTCCCATTTAAACTTTTTCCACGCCAGATTGAACTTTTAAATAGTTTTGTGAATTATTCTAACACAGTAGCCGTAAAGCATAGACAGGCAGGTATTACCACCGTAGCTAGTGCTTGGGTTACTGGCCAGTGTGTTTTTGCTTCAAAAAAGTCGCCAGAAACCGTTTTATGTATTGGTAACAAGTTAGATATTTCACAACAGTTACTTGAAAAAATGGGAGCATTTCTTGACCAAGTGCCAAGATGGTTTTGGGGAAATGACTATTATTCACCAGACCCAAGTAGCCCTAAAAACAAGAAATCAATATATAAATCAAGAAATAAACAATTCATTGAATTATTCAACGGGTGTAAAATTTATGCTCGTTCATCAGGTGAAAATGCTGCCCGTGGTATTTCAGCAGTTTCAATTCTAATTTTCGATGAGGCTGCGTTCATTCAAAACGGTTTATCTGTTTATGCGCAAGCAGTTGCAGCAACCGCTTCTGTTAAGGACGCAAAAATCCTCATGATTTCAACACCTAACGGCAAAGACCAACTTTATTACAGAACTTATTCGAAGGCCGTTAAAAAGGAAAACAACTATCATACGGTAGAATTTAAATGGTTTCAGGATTTAAGATATAACAGAAACCTCAAATGGTATAGAAAAAACAAAGATAACGGTCAAATCGAGTGGGATTATGATAAAGTTATCGATAAACTTGGAAATGTAACCTATGATGAAGAACGGTGGAGGAAATTGGAACAAGATGGGTGGGCACCCACTTCACCGTGGTTTGAAGATATGTGTAAAACCTTCAACGGTGACGAAATGAAAATTGCCCAAGAGTTGGAAGTATCGTTCTTGGGTTCTTCAGATAACGTTGTATCTGCTGAGGTTATTGAAATGCAGTTAAAAACAAATGTACGCGTTTTACCTGATGACTGGAATTTGAGGGACGAATTTGTTAAAGAAACTTGGATATGGAAAGACCCGATACCCGACCATAGATATATATGCGCTGTTGATGCATCGTCTGGTGCAGCAGAAGATAGAACCGCAATAGAAATTTTTGATGTTGACGCTATAGACGAAAACGGTTTCCCTTGTGTTGAACAAGTCCTAGAATATTATGGCAAAAAAACGGGCGATGAAATTGGAGAAATGGTTTCACAATATGCATCTTCATTTAATAATGCATTAGTTGTGGTTGAGTGCATTGGTGGTTATGGTGACGCAACCGTACTTACGCTTCAACGCTTAAGGTATCCTAATCTCTATTACGAACAACCCAATCTTAAAAGTTATACAATTGAAAGGGCTTATTCTAAGTTTAATTTAAAACCCGGTGACCAATTACCAGGTTTCAGAAATAACGGACTCAGAACACAGATGATACAGTCGTTTGTAACATTGGTTAAAGAGAATGTCTTTAAGATACGTTCAATGAGAGTTATAAATGAAATGGAAACTTGGGTTTATAAAAATGGCAGACCTGACCATATGGATGGATGTCATGATGACTCTCTTACCTGTCTTTCAATGGGTGTATTTATAATGAACTTTTTCCTTTTAAAGAATGAAAAAGACAAATCTAAAGATATGTCCATAGTCAAATCTTGGTGTGTAAATAACACCACAAATAGTGATTTTTCATCAAGGCAATTGGATTACAATGTAACAATTTCACAAAAAAGGCAAATGCCGTTTTTCAGTTCTAGACAAATAGAGAAAGCCGAAAGGCAAAAATTAAATGCGATGATTATGCTTGGCGGTTTCAGACACACTTGAAATTTCATCACAAAAAAGATAAATTTATAAAAAGAGTTAATAACAATGAGTGAAAAGATAAAACCTACAATATTTCAAAAACTGAGTTACGTGTTGGGTGGTAATTCGGGACTGACAAATTTAAGAAACAACGTAAATATTTACGGTGTTAAAGATAGCGATGTTCTGTTCCGCACAAAAGACCGTGAAGAATTCAAACGAAAATCACTGGAATTAAAACAACAGAAGTTATTAGCAAACCAATGGAGAAGAGCACAGGTCGATTTAACCAATAAATCACTTGCCGGTCTTAATGAAATTAAAATGATGTACCGTGATGCGGATTTAATGGACACATTTCCTGAAATCGGTGCAGCACTTGATATTGTTTCCGAAGAGGCAACATATATCAAAAATGAAGGCTTTATGGTTAACGTTTCATCAAAATCTGAACGTATCAAATCAATTCTTCAAGACCTTCTTGTAAATCGTTTGACTATCAATACAACACTCCCAATGATTTGTAGAAGTATGTGTAAATATGGAAACAATTTCATGCTGCTAAATGTCACCTCAGAAAACGGTATTATAGGTTGGAAACAGTTACCAGTTTATGAGGTTGAGAGATATGAAAACGGTATGCAAAACCCATATGTTGGAACATTTGGTATGGTTAGTAATTCTGATGAAACCACTTTTGATACAACCAAATTTATATGGTTGCAACAAAGTTCATACGTTCTTTACCCAAATTGGCAAATTGCACACTTTAGATTATTATATGATGACCTGTTTTTACCTTACGGAGTAAGTTTTTTGCATAAGGCAAGAAGACATTTCAGAATGTTGTCAATGATGGAAGATATGATGTTGATATATAGGTTGGAACGTTCTATTGAAAGACGAGTTTTCAAAATCAATGTCGGTGCAATCGATGAGGCTGACGTTCCTGCTTATGTTCAGGAAATCGCAAACAACTTTAAAAGAACGCCCGTGATTGACCCGCAAACGGGACAACTTGATTTGAGGAAAAATTTACTGAATGTATCTGAAGATTTCTTTATTCCAGTGCGTGATGAGAATGCTGCAACACCTATTGACACATTGCAGGGCGCACAGAATATGACTGCGATGGATGATATCCAGTTTGTGCAAAACAAAGTGATGACTGCATTGAGAGTTCCTAAATCTTTTCTTAATTTTGAAGAATCACAGGGTGATGGAAAAAACCTATCATTAATGGATGTCAGATTTACAAGAACTGTGAATAGAATACAACAAGCATTGTTAATGGAACTTAACAAAATCTGCATCATACACCTTTATTTGTTAGGTTTCAAAGATGATTTGATGAACTTCACATTGACAATGAATAATCCATCATCACAAGCAGAAATGCTTGAATTGGAAAATATGGCAAAGAAGGTAACAACCGCAAAAGATGCCATTACTGATAGCGGAAACGGAATTCCTTTGATGTCGGCAACAAGGGCATGGAAACAAATTATGGGTTGGTCTGACAAGGAGATTGAAGATAACCTTGAAGAATTGCGTCTTGAACGCGCACTTGCAGCAGAACTCGAAAAAACAAGTCAAATTATTAAACGCACCGGTTTATTCGACCCCGTTGATAACATCTACGGTGAACGAGGTGCAGAATACACTGAGGGCGAAATGAACCAAGGTGAAGAAGGTGCCGGTGGCGGAGGCTTCGGAGGAGGTGGCTTCGGAGGAGGCGGCTTAGACACTGGTATGGAAGATTTAGGTGGTATGGGCGAAGAAGGTGATGTTGGTTTAGATGACACCGCTAATGAAGATTTCGGTGGCGCAGTAGAAGAACCCGCACCCGGTGGTAAAGAAGAAGGTGGTGAAACCCCACCGCTTGGCGAAGCGCAAATGAAACGTATGCTTAAAAACATCCTTTCCGAACAGGAAAATCTTAACAAAGGTATGCTTACTAAATCTAAAAAATATTCAGACTTTTTGAAAGAAAAACGCCTAGAAGAAACAACCATAAACATTGAGGCTGAAGATGATTCTATTTTAAACAAGTCTTTCTTAATAAATGAAGATTTGGATAAAATGGCAAAAGATTTGGAAAAATACACCCAAGAAGAAAAAGAATGAACACCATAATAGATATTTATTTAAAAATAAAAGTATTTAAAGGTTTGAAAAAATGGCATTTAACGAAAAATATGATGAATTACAACATAAAGGTACAGTTTTAGCAACACAGGCCTTAGACAAATTACAGGATGGCGATATTGATGGTTTCAAAACAGATTGGGAAGAGGCCAACAAGAATTTCGACCTTTTTCTAAATTATGTTAACAGTGATGCGGGAAAAATAGAAATGATGTTCGGTGAAAATCTAAACTTTGGTGTAATTTACAATATCATTGAATCAAATTCAAATAAGATATACGAAGACGCAAAACAATATCCAAAGGTTTATAAGTCGTTAATCAATGAAATCAAATCTGATAAGGTGTTAAAACAACAGTTTGATATTTATAACGCTTTAACCAACGCCACAGGTGTAAATGATGCGCGTGAATATGTTAATGAAGTAGTTTCGTCATTTCCGCATTTCTCAAAAAAAGAAGTTTGCAAAAGTAATAAAAAACTAATTAACATCATTAAGAAAGGGAAACTTGATGAATTTGTTGATATCGATGATGACAAAATGAAATTGTACGAATCAATTGAATTTATACTTCTTACTAAATCAAAGTTTAATAAAATCGGTGAATACATTGACGCTAAAAGCAACATTGTTGAATATGTGTCAAAACACGGCAAAACCATTAATGAAAACATCGAAAAGGATTATGATGAAACAGTCAAGGAACTAAGTGAAAAATATGATAAGGAATTAAATGACGATGAAAAAAATCTTATCAAACTCATTGAGACAACAGAAAATAAAGAAAAATTTTTCAACGATTATAAAGAAAAAACCATTAAATCACTTACAGAGAATCTTGTAAAATACGAAGGAAATGATAAAATGGAACTTGAAAATGTTGTCGAAAAAATTAACCGCAAAACATATGATGAAAAAACAATTATTGCTGATATCGCGGAAATGATTGAGATTTCAAATATTATAAACGAAGATTAAAACGGAATAAAATATATGTTTATAAATCAGTTAAATGCGATTCATTTGAGTCGCATTTTTCGTGTTTATAACCTATTTATATAAGAAAAAGAATATTATATTATGTATAAAAGATATGATTTGGGACAACTTAATGAGATAAAGGCGGGTCAAACGGGTTATGGCTTGCTTATAGAACACGATGGTCATATCATAGGTCAGAAAGACACGATTATGCAAATCAAAGAGGATATAGCACATCATGATAAATTTGTAATACCTGATGATTTTATTGTTTCTGCTGTTTTTCAGAAATACGGTGTTAAGAACGCTAACGGAAGGGTTTATCCTGAAAATATTTTAAAACGTGAGGTGCAAAAGTATCTTGAAAATCAAATTGCGATGCATACATCGGTCTCAGCATTGGACCACCCAAGTTCAAGCAGTTTATCAGGCCATGATGTGGCCCACAGGATTCTTGACCTTCGATGGGAAGGACATACACTTGTCGGTGAAATGAAACTTCATTTGTCACCAGGTTACAAGCGTTATGGCGTTTGTTCAACAAGCGGTGATTTGGTGGCAAATATGATTCTTGATGACATTCGTGTAGGCGTTTCATCAAGAGCAGTTGGAAGCGTTGAAGAAAAACTTGGTGTTTTGATGGTTGGTGATGACCTTGAGTTAATATGTTTTGATAACGTATTGGAACCTTCTACACCTAATGCCTGGGTCGCAACAAAATTTGATGAATTAAAACCGTTTATTGAGAACGATAATACAAAAACAGGACCATCATTAAATGAAAAAATAGCAAAAATCAATAACATATTGTTAAATTAAGTAATAAAAAAGAGTGTAAAGAATAAAATAACATATTAATTATGTGTTTTTTCAGAATATACCAATATTTATAATTAAAATAATGTCTTGAAAAACTATGTCAAAGATGGCAAAAAATATTAGAAGTAACTATATCAAAAATCTCATTTCAGATAAAGATGAGTTGAACAAAAGTTTACGTGAATCAACAAAGGACGCATTAAAGGATATTGTTGATGAAGCTGTAAACAAAAATCTTCGTTTAATGATTTCTGAAGCCGATGAGGATGAGTACGATGAGGAAGAGGTCAATCCTGAAAATGAACTTGACACTGTTTCAATGACCAGCGATGACGAAGGAAAGGGTACTGATGATGAAGACACGACATCTGATAACGACACCGTTGAGGATAATTCAACCGAGGACGTAGAAGATGATGACACTTCAGACAGCGAAGGTACTGAAAATGATTTCTTTGACGGTATGGGAGAAGAACCATCCGATGAAGAAGACGGTGAAGACGTATGGGATTCTATTGAAAAGTACAAAGACATGGACGGTGAATATGACCTGACAAGTATGGGAAGTGAGGACGTTGTAAAGGTTTTACGTGTTATGAAGCCAGAAGATGGTATCCGTGTTGTGAAAAATGATGACGGTAACATTACTCTGACGGATGACAACAACGACACTGAGTATATCATCCAACTTGAAGGTGATGAAGCACCAGAAGACAAAGAGTTTGACTATGAAGTGGAAGTTGGTGATGACGATGACGATGATGTTGAGGAATCTTATAGCCGTATCAATGAGTATGATTCTCATGTAGGTTATGATGCACATTATGGTCAGAACAAAACCGCTATGACAACTCCACCGAATAATGAACCCGCAAATCCAAAAACTACTTACTCAATGGATGATGGTGTTCCCAAAGGAACTGAACAACCTTGGGCTGGAAAGGGTGACAACAGCCCATTCAACCAAAAGGTAAAGGGTGAAGTTGAGGAAGGCGAAGTTCATAATAATTGTTGCAACGGCAAAGATTGTGAAGTTGAAGAATGCAATGTTAAGATTGAGGAACACAGTGGCCCAGAAGGATTTGTTGGTAAAAACTCAACCGCTAAAACACACCACAATACAAATAAAGTTCCCGAAATTCCAAGAAACGGCAGTGAGGGTGGCGAACACGTTAAACCAACAAGTGTCGCACGTTATTCAAGTGGTGAAAGCAATGAGAGCATCCTTAGAAAAGCAAAGGCAATTTTCAGAGAGAACAAAGAACTCAAAGATATTGCAGAGCAGATTAAGGAACGTCTACAAGAAGCTTGTACAATTAATGCAAGTCTTGGTAAAATCATCAAACTGATTACCGAGAACACAACAACAAGGGATGAGAAAATTGATATTGTTAATCGCTTCAATAATGTTAAGACAATTTCTGAAACCAACAGATTGTATGAAACCATTTCAAGGGAACTTAAAAACGCCCACCAAATCAACAACAATGTTGACAAGGTAATGAATGGACAACTTTCAGAAGCAAGAAAGAGAGATATCGTTGAGACTTCAATGTATCAATCTGATGATTTGGCTGCAACCCGTGAGTTTATGAATCGTCTTAACAAAATTAAATAATAAAACATAAATAAGAGAGGTTTTTTAAAATATATTATGAGAGAACTTTTAGTTAGTGGCGCAGTCGGTAATATCGAACTGAATACACAAAAGAAAATCAGACAAGACATCCAAGAGCGTTGGCAAAAACTGCATCTTGTTGATGGTCTTCAGGGTAACATTAAAGAAACTGTTGCTACCCTTTATGAGAATCAGGCAAAGCACCTTATCAGCGAAGCAAGCACCGCTGATAACTCCGGTTCATTTGAAACCGTAGTATTCCCATTAATCAGACGTATCTTCAGCAAACTTCTTGCTAATGATATTGTATCTGTTCAGGCTATGAACCTTCCTATTGGTAAGTTGTTCTTCATTAAGCCAGTCACTTCAGAACGTAAGTGGTACTATGAGGATGAGAATACTCTTACTGACGGTGATACCGGTTCACATGTTGGTCTTATGGGCTACAGCCGTGTAAATCGTCATCAGACTGGTGATGCTTATGCAGGTAAAAATGGTCGTTATGGTGCTGATAGTACCAATTATATTGATGACCCAAACGCTGATGGAAACGTTAAACGTAATAGCGGTGACCGCACTTGGACAAAGTACAACCGTTATCACTTACCCGATGAGGTTGTAGAACCTGTTCAGATGAGTGAGGATGAAAGTCTTCCTGAGGTAACAACCTATATGAAGAAGTCATTATATGACCTTTTCTATGAGGACTTCCTGTTTGACAATTCAAAGGGTAAAGTTCACATTAAGGTTGGTAAAGCTAAGGTCGTAACCCTTGGCCCTGATGGTGACTTCGTAGAGGCTGACCTCAGTGACCCCGACAAATTCAAAAATCCTTATGATGGTTCCGTTAGTTCACTTATGCTTGAAATCACCGGTTTCAGTTCATACAATGCAGGTCGCCTTACAGGTCCTGACGGAAATGAAATGGACACCGAAGCATTCCTTGCATCTTTGAAGGTTATCAACAATGTAGCAATCGATGGTGGTGATGACTTCACTTCATTTGATGAGGGTGATTCAATCCACTTCCGTGTTGTTACCCAGAAGTATGGTGCTGGTATGGTAGATTACAACTCACCTTGTGACGCACAGGGCAAAATGTATATCGAACTTGACCTTACCAAGCCTGTAAAGAAAGCAGGTAAGACCGTTCTTGGTTATATTGGTGTTGACCCTGAAAAGGTTCAGGACTTAGACCCTACTACCCAGTTCACAATCGCTTGGGCACAGTATGACAGCCTTGAGTTAGAAACCGAAATGGGTGAAGTATCATTCCAGCTTACTTCAGTTACCGTTTCTGTTGAGGAAAGAAAACTTCGTGCAACTTGGTCTCCTGAGTTAGCACAGGACGTTGCTGCCTTCCACAACATTGACGCTGAGGCTGAGTTAACCGCTATTCTTTCAGAGCAGATTGCTGCTGAGATTGACCGTGAAATTCTTCGCGACCTTCGTAAGGCTGCTCCTTGGCAAGCACGTTGGGACTACAACGGATGGCAGAGAATGGCAGTTCCTTCAACCAACTACACTCAGAAGGACTGGAACCAGACCCTTATGACCAAAATCAATATGATTTCTGCACAGATTCAGAAATCAACCCTTCGTGGTGGTGCAAACTTCATCGTTGTAAGTGCTGAGATTTCAGCAGTTCTTAATGACCTTGAATACTTCCACGTAACTGACGCTTCTGCTGAAAGCGACCAGTACAACATGGGTATTGAGAAGATTGGTTCACTTCAGGGACGTTATCAGGTAATCGTTGACCCATATGCACCTTTCTGGTCATTGATTATGGGTCACCACGGAACTTCACTTCTTGACACGGGTTACATCTATGCACCATACATTCCTATGGCTCTTACCCCAACGATGTACAACCCATTCAACTTCGCTCCTGTGAAGGGTATTTGTACACGTTACGCTAAGAAGTTGGTCAACAACCGTTATTACGGTGCTATCGTTTGTGACGGTCTCGTTCACTGGGACATCAACGAGTTGCGCTAATCTGATTTTAAGCGATTACGCTTATATGTTAAAGGGATTGTTTATTACAGTCCCTTTAATTTTTTTTAACATTTAAAATTTGTTTATCTTATTATTAATATGTAATTTTGCAGAAAAAATAGAAAGTTATGACAGTAATATATTCAAATTGTGGTGATGTTGATACTTCTTTACTTCCAAAGTTATGGGAAGGTATTGAAGGTGCGCGTGTAATAGAATTAACCAGGGATTCAGATTATACGTTTGAAGATATTTGTAAAGCTATTTCAGAAGAGAAGGATTTTATTTTATTCTGCGGTCATGGTTCTCCGTATGGTTTGTTTAGCCCCGATTGGTCATCCTATGTTCTAAGTTATTTAAACGTAGATTTAGTACACGCCAAAAAGGTAGTTGGCATTTGGTGTCACGCTTCTGAGTTTGCGTATCAAAATGACTTGGAAGGTTTCTTTTCATGGATGTTTATAAGTAACGTAGGAGAGGCTTATTGTAACGGATGTACAAACACATCATCTGATGAAATAAACGCTTCTACAACCCGTTTCTGTGGCCTTGTGAACAACTTAATTAAGAATAATGCACCACTTTCCGAATGGTATGATATTTTAAATAAACAAGATAACATTTTGAATGAGGTTGATGACTTTAATTACAGGAATTTAAGTTATGTGAAATTAGAGGATTAAACACATATTTTATTATTTAACTCCATATTTATCTATAAAGTGAAAATAATGGAGTTATTTTATAAAAATAAATCATATGCAAATGCTATAAGTTTAATAGAACGACTTGAGCACCCTTATGGTAGATTGGTTGAAAACCATAAAGACAGGGTTCAAGTAACTCGTAACGAAATTCTAGATTGGCTTAATAGTGTAAATGACAATGGCAATGTTACAAATGGTAAATTTGCCAGCGTTACTTATGTTAAAGCAGCAAAGATTTATGAAACGAAAAATGGTTGGGATTATGATAAAATGTCTGAACTCCTCAATAAATATCGTCAAACGCATAATCAAACATTTTGGTACAAATGTTTAGAAATTTATAATGACCCCAACGTTACTATTGCTAACCCATTATCAAAACACGCTGTTATTGTTGTTCAACGTTATGTTTTTCATTGGAAGACACCTGAACAATTCAAACAAAAATATGCTGAAAAATACGCAAATCCATTATACAAATTAAGATTAGATTATAATCTGGGTGTTGACTCTAATGGGATGTTAGGTGATAATCATAATCAAAGATATACAAATGATTACGGCTTACAGTTTAATCAAACTGATAAACCATCAATTGATTTTGATATGAAGGAGTGTGATTTTACAGGTAAAGCATTTTTTGCCAATGCCGATGGTACTATAATAACTAATGGAATACCTTATGATGTAATAGACAGTATGGCCTATCATCAAAATCGCTATAAACCAGAAGTTGAAGCATTTGATAAATTAACACCAGAAGACTTTATGGCCTATGCAAAAGCACGTAAAGAGATTGTAAAAGGTTTTAAACCACAAAACCTTTTAATGGATAAGATACTTTGTATTGCTGCATGGGATGGCGTTGATTCTTTTTATTATATAAATGATGCTTTATCTTCACCAATAACTGAGGGTGGCGAAGTACTTGTTAACAGACAGCAAATGATAAAACTTGCTGAAGAACAATTAGATGAGGTTTACACAGGAATAAACGATTTTGCAAGTAACAATGGAACAGGAGTTAAATAAAATATATGATTTATTGGAACGTATTGACCATACGTTTAGGGATTTTTCATTCATAAATGAATGGCTTATTCTTGAAGCGGCATCACTTGATGACGTTCATGAAAAATATTATAATCAAATACCTGAGGATGACTTTAAACAGATTGTAGCAGCAGACCCAACATCAGGTGATGACAAGATGGGTAAGTACTCTAAATGGCTATTAGCCTTATATACAAATGGAAATCTGAAACTTGAAGACCTGTATAAAGCGACACAATACCTTACTACGTTCCACAAATATAAAAATAAATTAGATAAAAAAGATATTGGACAATATAAATCTTTGCCCGAATTATTCAATTCTGTAAGCCCTTATCTTGATAACACACAAGCCGCATCACATAAAGAAGAAATCAGACAAATCAAGCAAGACGCTGAGAAGGTTTATGAAGATGATGAGTGGTTGGTGATTGTACCTCATACTGAGGCTGCTGCTATAGAATATGGTAAAGGTACACAGTGGTGTACGGCTGCAACAGGAAGTTGGAATTATTTTGAGGACTACAATAATGAAGGCTTTCTTTATATCAATATAAACAAAAAAACTGGTGAAAAATATCAGTTTCACTTTGAATCTCAATCTTTTATGGATGAAACCGATTCGCCTGTTGACATGTATGAAATAGGTCTTAGTAGTCAACTCGAAAAATTTTATGAGAATAAATATGGACTTTTAACAACAGGAATGCTCGAGAAACGCGAAGATACAAACTACTACATATACTTTGAAGTAGGGAAAAAACATCGTCTTGTTGATTTAAATGGTAGGTGGATTAATGATGAAGGTTATGATGAAATAGGTTTTGCAGATGAACGTGATGGAACTTCTATTGTTACTAATGATGGCAAGAAAAATGTTTTAGACATAAATGGACAACTTATTTCGCCCAATATGTGGTTTGATGATATAGAAAGAAGTGATTTAAATAACGATTGGTGGTTAGTTACAATTTATGATTATGATAACATTCTTGATACGTGGGATTTGAAATCAAAAAGCACCTATAACTTGCTTAAATATGATGGAACTCTTGTGTCACCAAACAAATGGTTAGATTATATAGGGTTTTTCGGAAAACCTGGATTATTTACTTTTAAAATCGATGAACAAGCCAACATAATGAACGAGAACGGTGAAATCCTTTCTCCTGATTTATGGTTTAAAAATATCGGATGGGCTTCTAATGATGTTGCTCCGGTACAACTTCTTAATGGAAAATTCGCCATTTTTGATTACACAGTAAAAAAAATAATTTCTAACGAATATGAAAAAATTGGGCAATTTCTATCAGGAGGTGTTGCCACAGTATTTGAAGGCAACAAAAAAAATATAATTTGGGAAAACGGATTTTTATTATCACCTGATTTGTGGTTTGATGAGGTAGGCACTTTTTATACTTCTATGATTATAGTTACTTTAAACGGAAAACAAAATTATATTTCTAAACAAGACGGGAAAATCCTTTCTCCTGATTTATGGTTTGATAGGGTCTTTAGATTTACTGATTTCCATAATTTCCCATATAATTATGGTAGAGTTGTCTTAAATGACAAGACGAATATTCTTTTAAAAGATGGCAGACTTTTGTCTGATGAATGGTTTGATGGAATAATTCACACAAACCCAAAAACTGGTGAATTTGGCGGTATAAGGAAGATTAATGACGGAAGGGTAAAAGGTACTTCTTATAAGCGTGAATTTTATCAAGTTACACCTACATCAATTTATAAAATAAATGAAAAACAAATTCATTGAAATGACAAACAATATAAGTAAAATATACAGCCTTTTGGAACGTATTGATAGCGGTTTTAGGGAATTTAACTTACTTACTGAAGAATTAATCCTCGAAGCAGCATCACTTGCAGATGTTCACGAAAAATATTATAGCCAAATACCTGAGGAAGAATTCAGGGAAATCGTTGCTGCTGACCCAACATCGGGCAATGACAAAATGGGTAAATACTCCAAATGGCTACTTGCATTATATACTGGCGGTAATCTCAAACTTGAGGATTTATATAAGGCAACCGAGTACTTAACTACATTCCACAAATATAAAGGTAAACTAGAACGTAAGGACATTGGACAATACAAGTCTTTACAAGACCTGTTTCAAACTATTGAACCATATGCTGATAATACTCAAGCAGCATCGCATAAGGAAGAATTACGCAAAATTAAAGAAGGTGCCGAAAAGGTCTATGAAGATGATGAGTGGTTGGTGATTGTACCGAAGACACAGGAAGCCGCAATAGAATATGGTAAAGGTACACAGTGGTGTACGGCTGCAACTGGAAGTAGAAACTATTTTGATGATTACAACAGACAAGGACCACTATATATCAATATCAATAAAAAAACGGGTGAAAAATATCAATTTCATTTTGAAACTGATTCCTTTATGGATGCAAGCGATTCACCTATTGAAAGTGCATACGAAATCGGATTGAGTGACGGGCTTTTGGAATTTTACAAGAAAAATAAACCAAAGGGCTATTTATCCCTACTTGGCGGTGGAGAACCGGATGAAATATTATACCAAGTTGAACAGATGATTAACAATGGTCAAAACCCTGAAGACGTTTTTTTGGACATTTATGAACCGTGTAATGGTAATTCCAATTATCGCATTGGGGTTATTTCAAAACGTTCAAATTATTATGATGATGATAATGTGTGTGCTGTTCTTCTTGATAGCGAAAATAATATAGTTAGTGGTTATTTTCAATATCAGGGAGAAACAGAAGGATTTATAAAAGCCTGTGATTATTATGGCGAAGATTATTTTTTCATTAATGCAGAGACAGGTGATTATCTATGGTGTGATAATGAAAATAGGGAAGGCTTCGATTACGCAGATGATTTTTATGATGGCGTTGCGGAAGTTAAAAAAGCCGGTATGCACAATCTTTTAAAGGAAGATGGTACTTATGTTTCGAAAATATGGTTTGAAAACTGTCCACAAAGGATGTATCAGATTGAAGGTTATGATGACGGGTCTTTATTTATTGTTGAAAGTAATGACAAGAAAAACATAATGGATATCAATGGTAATATATTGCTTAAAGAATGGTTTGATGAAATTGAATACAAAGGATGTGGTGGATATATCAAAGTTCGTAATCAGGAGGGCAAAACAAATTATATTGACCATGATAATAACGGAAAGTTTTTCTTGTTATTAAATGATTGGTTTGAGAAACCTGCAATACCGCGAGATGGATACTGCATTGTTTATGAAAACAACAAGGCAAACTTATACGATATTGATTCACAAAAACTTGTTTTTCAAAATTTTGGTTTTGATGAAATACTTTATATGGGGTTTGACGCGAATAACACAGGTTTAATGTTTGTGAGAATTGGTGACAAATGTAACATTGCAAATTTACGTAACGGAAAGCCAACGTCAGTATTCAGACAATGGGTTGATAAACTGCTTTCTGCTTTTAAAGATAATGAAATAATAGCAGTTTCAGTCAATGGGAAATGTAATTTTGCTGACATTAATGGAAACTATTTAAGTGACGTTTGGTATGACAGTATTCAAAGTCCATATTTTATGAAGGATTTTTGGGTTGTCGATTTGAACGGGAAATGCAACTTTTTGGACAAATCCCTTAAACCTTGTTTTAATGAATGGCTACCATTAATTTCACACACAGATTCATTTGACTCTGAAAGGCTACAAAAGTTGGCCAATAACAAAGGTTTGTTGATTGTCAGTTTTTATGGCGAGGAAAAAAATTACTCCAACAAATACGTACTCGATTTATCTAATGGAACTGTTGACTGGTATGATGATTATATTGAAAAACATAATATTAATATGAATTACTACGATTAAAAACAGAAACGCTGTCCGTTTGGGCAGCGTTTATTATTACTGTTCGGGTATATTTTTTAAATTTATTTCATAAATGATTTTTCTTACTATATTGTGTAAATCATTTTCAGATAATTTTATTGTTCTTTTTATGTTTTCTTTCATCTTTCTTTTTATTAGTATTCTATCTCCACCAACAGGTTTACCATTAATCTTTGGCCTTCTTATTTTGGTGTCAATTTCAAATTGTTCTGGATTATGTACTCTTAAAAAGCCACCTCCATTATTAGGTACACCCATTAAGCCATCATAATCATCAGGTATATCTCTAACACTTGGTACTTCTATTGCGTCATAATCATCATATTTAAGATATAAACTTGGGTCATATTTTTTACCTGTTTTATAATCACCTCTTTTTACAGGTAATGTTGTGTACCATGCAGCAGAATGTTTATTTTCCGTACCATCAGGATGCATAAAACGATTAATGTCATTATAACCATTTCTTAATTCATCACTTTTTATATAACCAAACACCTTATCCGAAGAAGCAAAAGTCTTTCTTCCCACTGTAATAATATCTTTACCACGTTCTTTTACCATATCAAGTAACTGTTCAGTTTGTCTTGAAGAAAATGGTGGATTTGTGGCTACTATATCACATAATTCAATAATATCCCCATTATCTTGGAACTTACCCGATGCAATCGGTGTTTTTTCAATATTTTCACCATCATATTTCCATAACATTGGTTCATCTGACACGTAAGTCGCATATAGACATAGTAAACCAATATCATGAAAATTTTTATAGAAGTATTTCCAAAATGCTGAGTGTGACGGGTTATCACATGGGCAATATATAATTTTACCACTTAGGTTATAGTTCGATAATTCGCTTTCAACATCAATATACCTTGTGTAGCATTCATCATCACCATCGCCTATCCTGTAATTCTCCCTTATATAAGTATTAATTGTATGTTTTATTATCTCTTCTAACATTTTAATTATAAACTTCTGTTACATCATTTACAATATCAAATTCAAGTATATCTCTATGGTAAATTTCTTCCATGTCATACTTTATCTTTACATCAATATAGTATCTTGAAGGAATTAAATCATTAGTATCAATATAGAAGAAATTAGAATTATACATCCTTTCAAGTTTTGTATAATCAATTACATCAATCTCTCTTAAACCTTCTTTTGTGTAAAGACGGTACTCCATATTATCTACTGCATAAAGTTTATTTGACGTGTATGGAACTTTGCAGTCTATGGTTAGTTTTCTTATATCGCCACGTCTAATTTTTTCTTGATGTGTTATTCCATAGATAGACGGAATAAATTTTAAACCTGATGATTGGCCTTCTTCAACAGGTAAACCAAATGAGTAATATCCAGTTTGGTTTTTAACAATAAAACTCAGTTCAACTTCAGGAAATTCTCTTCCTTTGTATTTGATGTTTCTCCATATGTCGTAAACCATTGTTTCTTCCTCATAGTTTTCTGATGAAAGTTCAATATCAATGTAATATGCGCCTTTTGTTGTCTGTTTTGCTTCATAAAGCACCCCATCAACTTCTGCAATCGGCATTTCATCAAGATTAACGGATTCACTACCAATATTGCTATAAAAATACAATCTATTAGGTTTATCTAGATAGAACTGACTTCTGTCATCATTAATATAATCATCATATGTGGTCTCGATATATGGTTCAAAAAATGAATTGGTGTGTTGTGTAAAGAAACCTACATACTGTGAATAATCTGTTGTTGTTTCCTCAAAAATCGGTGAAAAGGCTATACCAATTCCGTAATTACATAGTTCTCCCGTTAAAAACTTATTAACGGTTTCTGTTATATCAAATTCAATTGGTTCATTACCCTTATCAAAGTGTTGGTAACCGATGATTACTTTTGATTGATTGCCATTAAGTGATGTAAACGCATCAAGTTCTCTTGATAGTGTATCAGTTGAATATATACCTTCTTCGTCCCAAGGACAATAATTACGGTACTTGTACCAAGTTGACGCATCGTCTGATAATCCACGATGTTTACCGTTGTATAAATCCTGCACATAGTCAAATCCCCTGCCTTGGTCCCAATCTCGTGGAATTAGGAAAAATATTATATCAAACGAAATTGCACGTTGTTTTTTATCATTATACTCGCTATCCATCATAAAACAGTTTATTTTTCTGTCATTAACAGAAGCGGTATTAACCATATGCAGGACATGTTTAAACTTTGAAAGGTCAGGATAAATTTTATCTTCAATCCTTTCTTTAACCTTTTTCATATCAAAGTATATCATTCCTCTTGTCAACATTTTTCCGTAATTTAATTCCATTATGGGATTAAGTGCAAGATTGACATTAGAGCCTTTTACAATTGTATTACTTTTAGATATATATGTTTTGGTATTTATTGCCATTGTTAATCTTTTATTATAAATAGTTTGATTATTATAATGGAACCCCCTATTTTAATGTAGGTATGTCTAAAAAGGGTTTTGTTTATTTAATATGTGACCCATCAACAGATTTATTTAAAATCGGTCTAACAAGGGGTAAATTGGAAAACCGTTTGAAAAAACTTCAGACGGGTAATGGTACTGAACTTCATTTGGTGGCATTTCACGAAACAGAACATCCATATAAGATAGAGAAAATGCTTCACAACCATTTTTATCCAAAGAAGGAGTTAAACGAATGGTTCGCACTGGACAATGAAGATGTACATTTATTCAATGAAATATGTGAAGAAAAAGAACGGGTTATTCTTTCTCTTAAAGATAACCCGTTCTACAATAAATGAGTCTGTCATTTTTGCATTTAACATCTATTTATAGATAAAACGATAGACTTTATGAAATACATTAAGAAATTTGACAGACATGCCGATTACGAGGCATACATAAACGGGGGGGGGGCAGTATTGCCCAACGTATCCTATTGTGTAGACCTTAATGAGGTTCACTTTAACAAATATACACCACCATACGACCCATTCAATGGCCACGAATACGTTGACTTGGGTTTACCAAGCGGTACACTTTGGGCCAAATGCAATGTCGGTGCCGAAACAGAAACCGATTATGGCCGGTATTTCCAATGGGGTGACATACAAGGTTACACTGCTGACCAAGTAGGAACGGGTGATGGTCAAAAACCATTTCTTGAAACCGATTACAAATGGTGGAGCAGTGGTATTGGATACACCAAGTATAATTCAACCGATGGCAAAACTGTTTTGGAATCTGAAGATGATGCCGCACATGTCAACATGGGTGGTGAATGGCGTATGCCAACACCTGATGAATTTTCGGAGTTAATGAGCGAAACCACACAAGAAACAATAACCAAAGGCGGAAAAACAGGTATATTGTTTATCAGTAAAAGCAACAGTAATAATACAATATTTATCCCCTTCGGTGGGTGGATTATAGATGGTCAATTTGAAGTTGTTGGTAACTACGTTAATTCAGTTTCAAATGAAATTGTTATTAATAAAGGGTATGTTGAATACTTTTATGCAGGAGATGATGAACTTGGAATAGATAGAGAAATGAGATGGTTTGGCTACACCATTCGTGCTGTAATTGGTTAACCAGCCATTTTTACATCCAAATAGCGGACGATACCGATGGACTGTTCAAACAGAAACAGTATAATCATAACATTACCTAAACATAATAAGGAAGTGACTCATTAAGAGTCGCTTCCGTTTTTATTAATTTATTCTTATTGATTTTGAAAGCATTTCATCAAGATTGGTTTCTAACAATTTTCTGTCAGACTCGACACAAACAGGTGGGTCCATTGGGAACGGGTGTGTATGTGTTGTGAATATTCTGACTAACCCTCGTAAAAATTCAGTTAACGCATCACCATAAGGTAATGGATGTGCCGTATTGAATATATTTTTCAATTCATCTTCTGAAATCATATTTTCCCTGTCAGTCATTTTAAAGTATGTTGGAGAATCGTGTGATAAAATGTTAATTCTATCAGCGACTATATTAATAAGGCTTGAAAAATCGTTACCCTTAGCATCTTTCATTTTCTTATATTTCATTTGAATATAAGCTGGATTCTTTCTATTATAGTGAAGTCTATCTGTTATATGTCTTGCTACGGGGTCTTTTTTAAAACCACATCTTAACCTTATTTCATTTTTCTTTTGAACAATATCGGTATTCTGTCTGCCCTGAATCACAATATCTTCTCTGTCTAAAAGTGTTCCTTCGTTTTCGGGGTCTCTATCTGGATTTACCAATGGTTTTGCGATACTACCCTGAAACATACTTCTTGATGAAAAATTATATGGGTCAAAATCAAGAAGGTATTGCTGCGAAATAACGGGGCCAATGAAAAACCTGTTCCCTTTTGGGGCTTTTGGGTCTTCCAAAAACACAAGTACACACTCCCCCACTTTTGGGTTAATATGAAGATGTTTGGGCAATAAGGGAAATGCCCAGGGCCAATTTTTATCAAGCGGGTCATCCTCCAAATCAATAGTCGGTATCTTCACCTTTATTCTAAGGCCCGCTTGGTCATCTTCAACATATTCAACTTTAAGAAAATAGATATTATTCATCCTTTTTTCGCATTTTCCCGTTACGTTTATTTAATTCTTCATCTATTTTGATGTATCTTTCTGAAAGCATTGTCATTGCAAGATATTCTTCATAACATTTTTCCTTTCTTTTCTCATATTCATCATGAAGTTTTACTTGTTCATTTTCCAATTCTTCTTTTGTCATCATCTTAATATCTTCATCCATAACGATATCTGTTTAGTATATTATACCTTTAAGACCAATAGGTTGTATATTTGTTGCAAATCCTGTTACATGTCCTGACGGGTCAGCCATTCCGTTGACAACAAGATTTAATTCGCCAGGGGCAACGCCTACTCTTGTCCCACCATATTTTTTGAAATGGTCTACTATTTCTTGTGCTTCCACAAGAACTTTCCCCGTTATCTTATTTGGTGAGCCATCACAATTTACACCCGTTTCTATACCAACCTCAGGAAGCCTTTGTATTATGGCACTTGCAAGGGCAATTGCCGAAAGTCCCGGACGATGTGCGGCTTCACAGACCAATAGTATCGCAGGTATCATTGGAAAAGCTGGACGTATAGCATTAAATGTCTTATTAATTCCGTTTGCTATGTTCTGTATCCATCCCATAGTTATTTCATGTTAACAGTTATTATTATTTGGCTCTTCACTTTCTTCTTGCAGAATATCTGCATAATCAATGTTATCAACATCAAAGTCCATATATTTGCTTTTTCCCCACATTTTAAAGCATTCAACGCATCTTTTGATAAGTTCCTTATAGTAAAAGATTTGTTCCACAGCTATTTTTTTGCCGATTTCCTCAGCCAACCTACCAACAATTTTTTGAAGAAACTCAACAAGTAGACTAATCAGTTTATCTCTAATAGACCTAATAATGGAAACTATCATTTGTTTGTGCATTTCAACAAATGCTGCCAAATCAAAATTAGTTTCAGAACCCAACATTTGGAGATTAATTCCAAGAAGAAGATAAAGTTTTGGTGAAATCACTGCACTTGTTATAACAAAAGCAAGATTAGTCAAAAGGTTTTCAATGAAATTCATCTGTACATTGAAATTAACATTATCCTTCAATTCATATTCCGTATTTGAAATGGACTTACTAATTTCAGTTAATGCACCGTTGATTATTGTGGTCATTTCCTCTTTTGATGTATTTTCATTGATTGTGTTAAGGTTTGAAAGAATTTTTTCAGCATCAACTTTGACAGCACTGTTTAATTCACCGTTTTCACTTAACAAACCAGCTCTGGTCAATTCTGTTTTTTGTATCATATTCTCATACTCTTCATTGGAAAATGAGAAAAAACAGTCATTTACCACAATATCGTCAGTTTCATTTATCATACTGACCATTTTCTTTATCTCATTTTTGACAAAAATTTGTTCATATGATAAATTAAGGTCAATAGATAGGCAATTCGTTAGTGCATCAATCAACTGTGTTATAACAACTTTGGAATCAAACAATTTTAATGACGTTATATAATCTGTGTTAAATTCCATTATTGTACGATTAAAATAATAGTTTTTTTCAACACTGCGATAGTTAGTTTTTGTCATAGAATGCAAAAGAGCATTTAATTCACTTTCTGCATTAATTTTATCAACATTACTACTAGCAATATCTTGTTCTATTTCTGAAATTTTTCGTTTGAGTTTATCAATCTCAAGCTGATATTTCATACAAAACGCCCCAAGTTCAGGCGCACTTAATTTTGCTTCTTCGGTTTTTGATTTGTATTCATTGACTATTGCTTGATAATAATCAAGTTTTTCTTTTTTTGAAATTAATTCGTTTTTTAAATCCTCTATTCGTTGTTCTGTAACACGTAGAATGTTTTCTAAATCAGTAAGTTCTTCTGTTTGTTCAGGTGCCGTATTACCGATAAAAACATGCAAACAATTATTATAGGGAGTTTTAAGTGATAATGACCCTGAACCATCGGCAAGTGTTAAAGAAGAATTACGTTCATTATACTCAAGAGTAATAATACCAGCCCTTTTAACGCATTTGCCTTTTTCATCATACATTTCTTCCGGTGAAAGCATTGGGCGTTGATAAATATAACTTTTTCTATCACCCCATGCGGAATCATCAAATGTTGATTGTATGAGTTTCACACCACGCCAAACTTCTCTCCCCAACGAGTAATTTTTAACATAATATAAAAATGCATTAAAATCACCGGCATTTTTTAATTCATAGGGCTTATCAAAGTCATCACAGCCAAAATAATAGTTTCTACCTATATTTGGTTTCCATACACCTATCTTATAACTTAGTGGGGAATATTGAAGTATATTTAACAAATCAATCTCATAAAGGTTAAAAACAAACCCATTTAATATTACATCCCTTGAGATAATAGGGTTTAAAGTACAAGAAATAAGATTTCTGAAATTTGTTAAAAGTATCGTTTTGACAGCAATTTCAATGGCAGGTAATCCTGTTGCGATTATTTTGGAAATAATGTTTAAAAATGTATCATAACCGACAGTACTTTTGAACAAGTCCATTAAGAACTGGAACGGATTAAACGATTCATTATAAGACAAACTGACATTAGCCTCGTCAAATTCAGGTAATCTGTCGAGTATCGTCATTGCTGCGTCAATTGTTGCAATTGCATCACTTTTAACTTTTTTAATATCTGCCATTAGTTCAAGGTGTATTCTTTAACCTTATTTTCTTCTTCATTTTTTTCATCAATATTATTGGCTTGTGCAATAAGTTCATCCCAATCGCCAGGCACTTCACTTTCATCTTGCATCTTCTTCAGGTTTCCATTATATTTGATTACCTCAGCCATTAATTTGGCAATATCCATTTTGATACCGATTGCTTTACCTTTGTTGGCAATATAATCATTCATTGCCTTGGCATATTTTGCCTTAGCGTCAACAATCTCATTGTTCAATTGTATCGAATTGGACAATTTGTTCATTTCTGTCTGAATTTGCTCAATATTCTTACTTGCCTCATTGTATAATTCTTGTAGAAGGGCTTCTAAACGAGCAGGGTTATTCAGTTTTATTTTTAATTTTTTAAGTTGTATCATACTATAAACAGTTTTACAATAATAATTACTCTTCAATCATTTTTTGCTTTTCAAAAAAGTAAAGATTTTTGTATTTTTTCATTGCTTCACGCACTTCTTTTGATGGCAACATTGTAAATTCCTTTATAAAATAATAAACTGATGTTTTATTAAACTTGCGTGTTTCAATCCTTGTGAAAATTTCCTCCCAATTTGTAAGAATTTCCAAAAGCGCATAACCAACATTACGTTCATTTTCAGTCATTTTGTCTGGATACTCATCACTGACCATATAAGTGATTTCATCAATTGTTTTATTAATCAAATCATAATACAATTGAGTGTCTTCATTATCGTCATTCTGACGATTATCCTGTTTTGCACCATCAAAAACAGTGTCATATGAAAGCATATTCTCAGTACGCTTCATATCTTGTGTCCTTTTAAGGAGAAGATAACGCTTACATACAGTTCCGCAATAAGAATAGGCCTTATATCCCTTGGTAAAATCAAAATTATTGACTTTAGTCATCAGGAACGACATTGTGTCATAAAACGTGTCACTAAAATCTTCTGATGGAGTATAGAGTCCATACCTTCTGCTGATGGACTCTATCATCTTTGTAAAAGCAGGAAAAAGTTTTTCTTTAAAAATTTTATTCCTGTAATTTTGGTCATCACTTTGGACATAATTTTTGAAAGCCTCTTCTTCTTCCTCATAAAAATAACCTGTTCTTTTTTCGGGGTTTGGTTTTCTTCCTCTTTTTTTCGGTTTTTTTTCTTCTTTTATCTCTTCATTTTCACTTGTGTTTTCAGTTTTACTTTCACACATTTCTAAAAGGGGGTTTAAACATTATTTAACGACCTCTTCTTTAATGCTATTGACATCCTTTTTCCTGTCTTCCTTATAAACACATTCCCTTAGTGCAAGGTTAAACCATTTTTCACGTTCTTTTTCAGTCATTTCCTTCGTATAATATTCAGTCAAACTATTTTTTCTGCCAATGCCGTGAATATAACCTTCTTTGGGGATAACCATTGCTTTTAAACCAAGTTTGGTCAGTCTAAGTAAAAATTCATAATTAAATGCAACCTGAATTGACGGTTTATACATACCTACTGTCTTGAAGTCCTTAGTATTAAAGATGCTGCCTGTTATATTAAATAGCGAACACTTTTCAAGACGCATAAAATTGATAATACCGATTTCGTCAGTATCTTTCTCATCTGCAGTAATGAACATTGGGGAAATTGCCATTGTATTGCCATATTGCCAATTTTCAAATGTTCCATCATGGAAAAGATTAATAGGAAGAAAAACGCTTATACTTTCATTACCATAGAAATAGTTATGTGCAGTTTCAAACCATTTTGGCGTAAACGCATCATCAAACTCAAGAATTGAGAAAAAATCTGCTGTAACGTTTTCAACACCTAAATTAACTTGTGAGCAATAATCTGTTTCACCTTCATTCTTAATAAATGAAATTTCAATCTTTCCTTCAAATTCTTTGTTCATGTCATCAATCATTGAGGTATCGGCAATCTCGTTTGCATATACTACAAGACATCTTAATTTTCCGTGAGTGTATAATTTTTGCGCTTCATAAACACTACCAATGGCATTCACCATCATTTCTTTGATTTCTTCATCATACTGATGAACGGGTACAATAATGTCTATATCTTTCATTTCTCTTCTTCGTTTTTGATTTTATTTTCTACATTTTTCTTGATTGTTAGAAAATGGTTTCTTCTCTCGTCAAAAATTTCTTGTGCCATTTGATAAATGTTTTTATTCCATTCTTCATAGGTATATTTCTCAGATGTTTTCTTCATTTCAGTGTAAATTTCCTCAGGGATTTCATCACGCATCCAAGAGCCAATAACCTTAGCAAGAATATCAGGAATTTCATTAATGTCGTTAAACCAAATACCGTTATTTAAGATTTCATCATTTTCTTCCATCCACTCAGGTATCATTTCTGGTAATTTTCCAACAACAATATTACCACACTTCATTGCGTCAATCGCACTATAGCCGAAAGGCGTTTCGGGGTCATACCATACAGTAATGCACCCTTCTTTAAGATATTCTGCATATTGTTCCGTAGGTAAGTTTCTTAGTGTTCTGAACGTTACAAACTGCATTGCCGGGTATTTCCAATAGAAAGTCTTAATGATGTGTTCAATATAACTGTTTCTTGGCGCAGCAACATTTACAATCAATTTTTTTGCCTTTAATGGTTCACAAATGTTTTCTTGAATATATGGTCTAATAACACGTGTATGTTTCTCAACATAAGGGAAAACAGACGCAATTAAATCTGCTTGTTTCTGATTTGACGCAATCACATCTGTAATACCATAATTCATCCACTGGTCACCAAATGGAATAAATTCAGTAATATATCTGAAATTTTGAAGTATTACATATCTTTTACAAGGTATTCCCTTATCAAACGTTTCCTTCATAAGGCTTGAAAATACTTCTGGTATAAAGAGAAAATCGCAAGGTGACACCTTCCATTCTTTTTCGGCAATGTTCAGGTGTTCAAGTGATGAATATTTTTCTCCAAGCCAACGGTCAACACCTTCAAAGATTTTTAGAGGGTCAATTGGTTTACCCAATCTTGTAAGTCGGTCAATCTCAGCCTTTGAGTATTCATTCGGCAACTGATAAAGCATACACACATTATAACCAAGTTCATGCAATGTCAAAGCCATTTGATAAATGTATAGGCTGTTACTGTTCGGGACATTCTTGCAATCACTTACGAAGAAAAACAATGTACACTCTTTATTTTCAAGTTTTTCTATCGCGCTGTCAATATTCTTTAAAACTATTTGTTCTTTATTCTTATCCATATTGCATTACATTTCTTTTTTATTCTTCTTTTTTCTCTTTCAAGATACCATACTTTATTAAAGTATTAAAGGCAAGTTTTTGACCCATTGACAGGTTTTCGTCATCATCATATGTATCACCGTCTGAAGTATAGTACAGAAGGAAATTCATAAGGTCACTAATAATTTTATATCGTGTTTCATGGAAAAACTCATTTCCACCGCCATTACCCTTTGTTTCAACAATCTCTTTTGTTACCATACTCATTTCATCTTCATCACCTTGTGCGTCTTCACTATATGTTTCTGTGATGACAGAATTTGACGGGCGTTCAGCCGATGTTACATTAGTGATGAAATCAATGTATGCTTCAAGGTCAAAATAATAAATTCCACCAAGATTTTTGATTTTAATCATCTTTCTTCTCTATAATTTTTCTTATTATTTCATCTTCATCATTAATCAAATCCATCATCGAATTAAATGAATATTCAGTTTCAAAATCTTTATTATACTGTTTATTTATTTTAATTACGGTTTTGCCTTCTGGAATATTTTCAAGATAAATCGGATTTGCTGTGATGAGTATATCACATTTTTCCCAAACAGTTTTAGAGTCAACAGGAAAATATATTTCTCTAACTCTTGAACCAAAAGTTGAAAGGAAGAGTAGTGTTGCTTGTATAGATAGGTTCGCTTCAAATGGACTTACTAACATTATTTCAGGTATATCTTCATCATCAAAGTCTTTCATTGTGTTATATACCCAATCATTAAACTTATATGGCAACATTTTATCAACCGCTTCAGCCCTACCAAAAATCTCGTATGCATTATCAATGTATTTAAATTTTTTGTATTCCTCCTCTGTTTCAAACGGAAAAACGTCAAAGAAGTTCAACGTATTTATGTCATTATCATCAATATCAAAATATGGGTCAATAAATTTCTGATATTGTAATTTAAACTGCCTTGAATAATCTCTTAGCACATCATTTATATCAATTGCTATTTTCATAACTTACTCTAAAAAACACTTTATTTCATTACCCATCATATCAAAAGCCGCAAGTCTTGGGTAAGCATTCTCAAGGTTGTATCTTTTATGACATTTTGGACATTCATACCTTGCAATCTTCTTCAGTGTAAACATATCGTATGCCGATGGATATTGACTTACAATTTCTTCTCCACATTCTGGACAATAAGCCTTAATTACTTTAAGACTAACCTGAACAGGCGTTAGTTTTCCCTGTTCTTTTAATTCTTTGTCGGTTAACGGAGTAAATGCTTTATTGAACTCCTTGACTTTATCCATCATTTCTTTTTCTGAATTTCTTAAGGCATCAAGCTTTTCTTTGTAAATTTCTTTTTGCGCATCTGACATATAACAGCCTTCGGGCAAATCATAATTTTCATTCTTTTTGTCTTCTTCGTATTGTTTTACATAATCTTCTAAAATACTACCCATAATTTATACAGTTTTTTCTTCTTTATTATTATTGTAACATTTTTTCTCGCGGTTTTCAAGCATAAGACTCCTGTCCTTCTTGATTTCATCAATAATTTCTTTAAGTCTAATCACCTTTTTGCTCATTTCCCATTTGTTTTTCTATTTCATTAAGATATTTTTGTAAACAGTCTTTACATAATTTTTTACCAAAATTATAGTTAGTAATTTGCAAATCCATAAATTCCGTTAAGCCATTCGGGTCAGTATGTTCCTCGTCATATTTAGTTGGGGCAACTTCAGCAATCTTTTTAGAATCATATATTACCACCTTGCCACATTCTTCACAGACAAACTCAGTAACACTCGGAAGCAAATCGTGAACAACCTCTTTCGCTTGGTTGTTTTTGTATTTTTCATCCATTTCCCTATCATAATAGTTATTTACTCTATCTTGTCCATTGACAATTATATCGGCAACGAATTTTATAACATAATGCCCATCGTATTCTGTTATTCCCTTAAATTCTTTTTTCTTAAAGACAAAATAAACCATATTTTTAAGTTTATATGCCTGATTGGTTTCAAAGGAAATAAGATTGATGTCAAGAATATCGCTTCTTATACTTTCGTTTTTTATCTTTTCAATTTCTTTTACAAAACCTTTTGACTTTAAATCTTCTGTATTAGGATACTTTGATACATAGAAATCCAATACAACGGTTTTGCCTGGTATTTTTTCTTTAACAACAAGTTTTTTGGTGTATTCTTCAATTCTGTATCTCGGCATGAAACCAAATTCCCTCTCAATTTTAATCCAATACTCATTTCTTTTACCGCGTTTACCAACTTGTTTCAATCCTTCTTCCACAGTTTCAACAATCGGAAAATTGTTTTGTATCGTTATTACTTCCAAACCGTCTGAATCGTCATAGTAAACAAACTTGCTGTCCTGTTTTTCCAATTCTTCTTTTCTTATTGCCAATGTCGGTGAAAAGACATCATATTCTTTCGCTTCTCTGTCAATAAGATAAGTTCTATACCTCAGTTCACTGACTTCCTTTGTTTCTTTTCCTGCCAAAAGTGCGGTAGAAACACGTTTATCATGTACTTCTTGATTTATTGATGTAGCGGGGTTTATGCTAACACCGACAGGTTTAAACACTTCTTCTTCGGTCACTTTCATTGCACCAAAAAGGCTATGCCAAAATTCTTTAATTTTTCTCCACATAAATTAAACCTCGATTAACCTTTCTCTTATTATTTCACGAATTACTTCTTCCACATAATATAATTCATCATATTTGTCCTTGTATTCTTGTGTATATGGATTTATTTGCCTATATTTTGCATAACTTTCTCTAATTTTAAGAATAGTTTCATAATATAAACACAGTTTATCTGTATTTTCCTTTTCATACTTCCTTTTTAATCTATTTATATCAGGTTTTGCCATAACATTAACATTTTACATAAAATTAAAATAAAAACAAACAATTGTCAATATGCTACAAATAAAAAATGTGGCCATTGTTGGCCACATCTTAATGAAAATTACCCATAATTAATTTGGATTTATTTGTCACCTGAATCCCCAAAACCTTGTGAACCCCTCTCAGTATTACGGAGTTTATCAACTTTTATCAATTCTACACCTTTGCATTTATTCAAAACAGGACAAATAACACCCTGTGCAATTCGTTCAGCGTTTTCTATTACAATATCTTCATTCGATAAATTAACTGCAATAATACCTATTTCACCCCTATAATTTGAATCTATTGTTGCAGGTGAATTTAAAACACCTAAACCCCTTTTTAGAGCCATTCCACTTCTTGCCCGAATCTGCATTTCATAACCAGGTGGTAGTTCAAAGTAAAGTCCTGTATGTATAAGTTTTCTTTCTAACGGTTTAAGTACAATTTTTGACTCCTTTGAGTATTGATTGGTGCCCTCTTCTTCTGTAATCCAAGCCCTTAAATCAAAGCCACTATCTTCTATCTTATTATAATCAGGACCTTCGTTTGGTGATAAATTTACAAAAAATACAGGAAAACCAATTGGTTTGCTATTATCAGCAGCAGGTTTACAATTAACACTTTCCATCACTCTTCTATTCCTTCGTTTTTCTTTTTATTTTCCCACTCTTTCTTTAGTTCCATAGAGACCATGATATTCACCATCTTGGTAATAATTGCCAATGGTGAAGAATATATGTCTCCCTTTGTATCATCAGTCTTATCAATAATCCTTATTGCTTCATATTCTTCCTCAGTTAAAGGAATACCATATTTCTGACAAATGTAAAGGCTTCTCTCACCAAGTTTAAGATTTGAAACAAGATTTTCATTGAACTTGTATCTGAAACCCTTGTTTTTCCTCCACACTTCTTTTTCTTCTACAAACATTTGTGCCTTTCCAATATGTTGTAACAACAAGACACGCATCAACATTTCAAAATTGACTTTAAGAATTGGGTGTTTTATTTTATCTTCACCACCAAATCCAAACTCATTAATGTCATAAGCAAGTTTACATAACCTGTTTAGAACAACATCAATCATTGAACCCTCATATGCCGCGCCTGAATCATCATTCATTGAAAAAGCACATGACTTGATAGCATCACCCATTTCATCAATCATTTCTTTTGAGTAACATCCGTATTTCTCAAGCCGTTTGATAAAACTAAGGAAATTTGTATTTAGTTTTTCTTTGGATAACATAGTTTTTTTTTCTACAAATATACTACTTTTTTCTAATATAAAGAAATATTTATATATAAAAATTGCATTTAATATGAGAAGAATTAAATTAAATGAAAATGATTTACATAAATTAGTTAAGGAGTCGGCAAAAAGAGTTATTAACGAATATTTCTTTTTACCAAAAGAACTGTGGGATGAGTATAACTCAGAACCTCGCGATGTATGGAACCAACCAGACCTTAAAGGTTTGGAAGATAGCCCAATGATACACGATAAAACTAAAATGAAACATCGTGATTCAATGAGAAGCCGTATGCCTGGTCAAAAAGTTTACGATGATGGTGAGTGTGTTGTTTGGAAATTAAGTACATTTGAAGAATTTGCATCATTACCTTTCAAAAATAACTGTTGTTTAGGTACTGACCCAGGACTTTTAGAATATTATTATAAGGATTATGATTTCTATGTTATTGACAATGGAAGAGAAGCTAAACGTTCACGCTTAGTCATTGCTGGTGTTGCAAGAAATCATAGTAATGTAATATTTACAGACGTATATGATAACGTACTAAATCCTTCGGCAGTTTTGTCTACACTTCCACCAGAGGTTTCCGACATTATAAAAGGTTCAGGTGTTGCTGAAAGCAGAAAAAGGAAAAAGAGCGTAAGATTGTCAGAAAGTGAATTACATAACGTAATCAGAAATGCTGTTAGTAAAGTTTTGTCTGATAGATAATAAAATAAATCATTAAAATAATAAAAAGCAGTCGAAAAATAGGCTGCTTTTTATTTTCATATGAGTCATTATTTTTTCCTTTTTTTATTTTTTCCTTTATAAACCATCTGACATTCATAAATGTTATCGTCATCATCCAGGAATAAAAATTTCTTTCCCATTTTCATAACCGATAAAGAACCACTGTTATCTCTTGATGTACCTTCATTTAATTGTTGTCTATATTGTCCTAATTTTCTGTCAACAACACTTTCAACAATATTTTTAATCAATTCATAGTCAATTTTACTGTTTGATGTTGATTGTTCGCCCTTATAGGGACTTTCATATGTCGCATTTTTAATTGCATCGCTTTCCTCAAGTTTGGCAATAATGTCAAGTGAACGGTTAAACCCGCCTTCATTATTACCGCCAATCCTATTTGTTAATTCAGCCATTCTTGAATCCGTCATAGGTGGAACCACCAACGGATTTTGGCGAATTGATTCCTTTATCGCTGCTGGAATGCGGCATTTCTCAAAATTGGAACTTGGGATGGAACTTATATCAGACATACGTTTCATATCCTCATCAGCATCATAAACTTTTTGTTCAGGCTGTTGCAGAATTGGTTCATTCCCATAAACAATCCTATCAAGACTTTCGATACTGCTATCACCAATACCGTTCATCACAGGAACTCGTTTTGATGACACCTTTCTTGATTCAACCGATTGTCTGTCGTATTTCTCGTTGTTACCAATATCTATTACTTCATTTAAATCCATTTCTCTCTCTTTTTTAATAAAATATATATTTTATAAAGGAATTGTCAATACTTTTATCTTTTGGGTATTTTTGACAAATCAATTTTTCTTGGATTGTTTAATTGATTTAACAAGTTCGACATTCCTCTTTCCGTGTCGGTTGTGTAAGTGTTGGCTTCTTTACCAGGTTCCTCTACAGCCTTATTCAAATCGGCCATTTTTATTCTATCTTGATTTTGTATCAACTTTTTAACCTTATCCACACGTTCTTTATCTTTCTCTTTTTGTTTCTCAGTACCAACTTCAGGTTTATCCTTCTGCTTTTCAAATTGTGATAAATCAATTTTCCTTGCATTTGCAAGTTTGTTTTTCAAATAAGATAAACCTCTTTCAGTTGGGGTCTGATAAACATCGGTCTCAGGCTTCTGAACCGGTTCTTGTTTTTGGATAGCCGGTTCTTTTTGGCTTGCTCTTTGGAGGTCTGCAAGAGTAATAGGATGGTCGAGTTGCTGTTTAAGACGTTCAAATCCTGTCTGTGTATTCGTTTTGAATAGGTCTTCTTTCTGTTTATCAGAAACATAGGGCGGTGGTGCTGAATCAAAATCAGCAATCTTATAGACAACACTCATTGTTTTGTCATCCGTTTCATTAAATTTCGGTAACCCCGGATATCTATCCGATGCGGGGTTTGAAAATTTTTGTTGGGTCGGTTCCCATTTGCTTATTCTGTCCAGTCTGAAGAACTTCCAAGACGGAACAGAAGATGTTGTATCACCAAAAGGCTGAAAAGCCCTGATTACGGGATTTCCTGCCTTTGTGAGTCCATAAGCATACACTTCGATAACCCTTGCACCACTTGCAACATCTTTACCGTCACTATGATAATTTATAATGACTCTATGGTGGTTATCTAACGCTGAGATAACTTCATCTGCTGATGCCGACTCTGTAAGCAATATTTCATCCAGAAGTTCTTTGAACATTTTAATTAATGCATTACATATTGCCCCTCACGTACATTCTTAGTTGTGTCAACAATTTTTGCTGAATAAGCATATTCCGCATTGAACATACTACGTGCCATAGCAGTTTTACGCGTTTCATTATCTACATCGTTACCTGCACCACTTGCGGGGTTGGTATCAAAGTTAGAATAGTTGAAAACACCCATCTGTCCATTACAGTCAGGAAGCCAGAACGTATGGCCACCGTGTCCCGTACCTTTACCCTGTGCATCGCCCGTTGCTAAGGCATCAGGATGGGTTGCTGAATATTGATTGTCTCTGGTATAGTCACTACGTACTATCTCAACGTGTCTCTCATCTATACCCCTTTTCTCTAAACATGATTGCATATTGCTATATATTTTAAAACTTTATTTTATCATAAATATCTTAATTGGAGAAAATTTGCACAATTTCTCCATCTTTATTTATAATTCCTGTTTGACCATTTTGCCTTACCACATACGCATGTTGATTGTCGGGTGATGACCAGAAGTCACTTACATCAGTAAACCATTCATCTGATATTATTCTTTTTGTTTCCGCATTAAAGAAATTTTTAAGATATCTTCCATTGTGTTCATCATATATTACGAGAACTGCCATATTATCTTTGTATCTATCTATATTCCAAAACCACACATTTGGTGAAAAAAGATTACCTTCTGCATCCATTAAATTATAACTTTCTCCAACTTTAACTTTCGCATACCCGCAATAAAAATCCCATAGTTCATCAAACCACAAATGTGGTGACATTATTTCCCCCTTTGGATTGATGTAATTATGTTTTCCGTTGTTTATAACTTCAGCACACACTATGTTGTCAGGGCTTTCAAATGAATAGGCGGTATCGAACCATTGTTTACATAATATTTGTCCATCTGGTGTTACGTAGTTGTAACCCTTACCGTCAATTTTGACAAGTGCAGCAGGGGACATCACACCAGTAGCGCACCAGTCAAACCATAAATCAGGAGAGACAATTTGTCCGTCACGATTTATTAAATTCTTTTTCCTTTTAAGTCCAATTCTTGCCATGTCATCATCTAGAAAACTTTCTGCAGAATCAAACCATTGGTCGGGCGAAAGTAAGTTTCCATTGATGTCTATATAGTTATAGGCATTAAATAATTCAACTTTTGCAAGACCGTAGTTAAAAACGTCACTTCGTGGGCCATACCATGTTTCTGATATTAATTCACCATTTTGATTGACATAATTAGACTGGCCATTTTTTGTAACAAGAACAGGTGCATCATTCGGTTCCCCTATATATACACTGCCATAACGTAAGTATAATGCTCTCCACCCATAGTTATTAAAATAAAATTTATATAATCCTTCAGTTGGTTTAAAATCTTTTTCTATATCAATATTTCGGTCATTTTCGTCCATGAATTGACGTGTTTCAAAGTGAAACTGGTATTTTCTACCTGTTTTTTTGTTTATATTGATATATAGTTTACCGTCTGAAGCATAGTACTTGAACATGTTATTGCTTGTCGTTGCTGCAGTACACCATTGTGTGTTTTTACCATATTCTATTGCTGCCTCTTTTGTAAGCGGGACAATCACTAACCATTCATCATCCTCATAAACCTTTTCTGTGTTTTGTTTAATTTTCCTAATTTCTTCTTTATGTGACGCTGCCTGAGTATTGTCTGCATATGGTTCAATTGCAGCATATAAATCAGGTAAAGACTTATATTGTCCGATATCCTTTCGGTCCAATTTTGCTTTATATCTATGGAATGTAGTTAAATATTCGGTTGCCTTATATAAATCCTCAAGTTTAAGATTACCACTGGTATATAAAGCAAGTAGCCACTTAGAGTATTTGCCCATCTTGTCTTCTTTGGCCGTTGGGTCGGCAGCAACAATCTCCCTGAACTCTTCTTCGGGTATTTGGCTGTAGTATTTTGCATATATATCATCAAGTGACGCAGCTTCAAGAAGCAGGTCAAATGCTTGTGATTCTGTAATTGTTATGGTTTTCCTTTGTTTGGCTTCAAAACGGTTTATCTTCTTCATTGGAGATATTGTGTTATCTTTTGAGTTAAACTTAATCGGTTTTCCATCTAACGAGGTACCTACATACAAATCACCTGAAGGGGCAAAAGAAGGGGCAATATAAGAAAAACCTTGGTCTGATACAAATTTACCGTTGCCATCAATTAGATTATATCTGTTATTATAACGAACAACTCCCAAACCATTATCATCAAAATCATATGTTTCATCAAACCATAGATTAGGTGATATTATTTCACCATTGGTATTGATATAGTTGCTACCATAATCTCTTCTCCAAATTCTTGCAAAGCCATTATTAAAATTGGACACATCATAGAACCACTTATCAGATATTATATTGCCATCTGTATTAATAAAATTACAACCTAGTGATTCTTTCGTAACTTTTGTAAAACCATTATGAGTTGAGAATATTTCATCGAACCATTCATCACAAAGTATTTCTCCTGTTTCAATATCTAATAGGTTTTGAAGTCTTTTGTTATTAACATAATCCACAACTTTCAAATATTTTAAGTTATACTTTTCAATATAATTAAACCACTTATTAGGAGAAACTAACGTGCCATCTGTTTTTATACAATTTTTCAATGTGGTGTGTTGGTCTTCAAAAAACATTTGAACAAACGACAATCCACCTTCAAAATCAGAACACCAATCAAACCATGTTTCTGATAACAATTTACCATTTGTATCAATATAGTTATACATCATGTTGCCATTATTGGCACGTTCCTCGACAACAGAAAACCCTTCATTAAATTCATCCACACTTTTATACCATCGGTCAGATATTAAATTACCATCTGTTTTAATAAAGTTTTGTTTTTCTTCGTTTTCAACAATGGCAAATCCGTTTTCAAAACTCGAACACCAATCAAACCATATTTCTGATAACATATTACCGTTTGTGCCAATAAAATTCCATTTTTCTTTTACACGAACCCTAGCAAAGCCTTCTTTCATTTCATCGCAAAAATCAAAACCTTGTTCTGATATGAAATTGCCATTGACATCAATTATATTATAACCGTTGTCTGAAATAACTACAGCAAAACCATTTTTAAAATGACTTGCAGATATAAACCATTTATTGAAAGCTAACTTACCATTTTTATTTATGAAACCGCATTTTCGATTAATAACAACTCTGGCAAGATTATCATGGTACGCTGATATTTCATCATACCAATTGTCGCACAATATATCACCATTAATGCTAAATAAGTTAACTTTTTCATTTAATGAGACAAACGCCAAATTATTTTCTACGAAATCTGTGATGTTATCAAACCATAAATTAGGTGACAGTAGTGTACCGTCTTCTTTAAGCCAGTTCCATTTTCTGTTTTTACATACTTCAAATATTTTGTTTTGCTCGATATAATAAATTTCATCAAACCACAAATTGGGGAAAAGTAATCTATATTTTTTACTACTTTCATCATAGACACAAACATTTCGTTTTTTTAACATATGTACTATAATAAAACCATTACCACTTGAATAAGTGTTTTCAAAAATTTCTTGTGGCCTTTCACCATTAGCAAGACGTTGCATTGCGGTTTCAAGCGCATTTTTCCATTTGTTATTCGGCTTGAATACCTCATAGAAATTCCTACCAATAAGTTGGCTTATCTGCTTGGTGTCCATAATGTGGTCATTACCACCATTATCGTGATTCCAACGGCAAGTACTGGTGTTTAGATTTCCATCACCATCTACGCTTACAGCGACCATAGACAAACCGTATTCATCTAACGGGCAGTTTTCACCTTGTTCTTCTGGAACATTTTCAAATCCGTTCTTAAGACAAAAGTAGAATTGTCCAATACCACCTGACGTATATGAATCAAGCATATTTTCATTGTGTGTCACACACCAAGATGTGTATTGTCCATATTGTGAGGCTTGTTCAAAATTATCAATTTGTATAATGGTATAATCATTGTTTTGTTGTAGTTCTAATGCAGCATTTTCTTCACGGTCTTTATCACCAATTTCTTGTCTTGCTGTGGCAAATCTGTCAATCAGTTCCTGTGCTGATAAACCATTCAAGTTTCTGTCATATTCGTTGATATGAGCGTCACTGGCCACAAGTTCAAGTGTACTATTTAACTGTTGTATTATACCGCCATCGGTAAGTTGTCGGTCAAGGAACATTCTTGTGACACCAAGAATGAATTTGCCACCGTTTTTTGTGCGCAATGTGGGTATATCTCCACGTAATTCTTCACGCACAAATTTGTCAGCGCGTTGTTCATCCCAACCCATTTTATCCATCACAAGTTTTTTTGCTGCGGAAATAGATTTGCTTTCCTGAGACTCAGTAATCACACTTTTTTTATGTGATTTATTTTCATATTTTATTGAACTGTTACTATCAATGTTTTTTGTCACATTTTTTGTTTGAATCTTTGCGGTTGTTGGACCTGTTGTTTTGGTTTGTCTATTTTTTTCATGAGGTTTAATGTAGGCATTATTAACGCCTGCGGCTTTTTTGGCTGCTTTAAAATCCTTTACTGCTTGTGTTGCCCTATTCAAAGTCGCATTAACCCATAACATCATCGGTTGTCCACCATTTAAGATAAATTCAATTGATTTTGGTGAACCCTTAAAATTGTCAAAGAAATTCTTAATGCGTTTCATTTCGTTATAGGCAATTCCGTTTTCCATAGACAAAATGTTAACCAGACGTTTATAACCATCAACGTCCTTATCGCCACTATAACTATTCAATGTTCTTTGAAGGTGTTTCCTTATATTGTCACCCAGTGGAAAAAATCTATTTTTTAGTTCGGCATTACCGCCTTCATTCAAAATATGTAACATAACAATAAATTAATGGATTGTATTTCTTAGGTCTCTTTGATAACTTGGTGGTAGATTATGTAAACCAAGCACTTTTAAAATATGTGATAAAATGATATATTTCTTTCTTTCAGTCAAATTATGTTTTGCGACTTCTTCAAGAAATAATTTTAATTTATGGATGACCATAGGTGGTATTCTGACAATATCATTGTTGAAGTCATTATCATTCAGTAAATCTTTATCTGGTTTTTGTGTGAAATCATCAGCACCGTCTCCATTTTTATCTTCATCCGATTCCCATATTCTTCTTATACCGTTGCCACCATGCATTTTGTCAAAATATCTTAGATACGCCTGTGGGCTGACGGTATCGGCAATATCATCAGTAGTTTCAGGTTGTCCGTAATCGTCATCATTCAACCTTCCGTCAGCCGATATTGCCCTTTGGCCATCACAATGCGGTTCGCTTGTACCATTAAGAAAACTAAATGTTTCAGCTTCTTTCAATTGATTTTCTGTTATCCTTATTAAACGCTTTTTTCTTTGCATCTTTTATTTCAGTTTATCTATTTATATAATAAATAGCCATAATTTTCACAATGAGTAATATTTACAACCACAATAGAACACCTTTTCAGTTTAAAATAGACCGTAGCGAGTGCTGGGATTTCTTCCTTAGTATTGACGAAATGTACGGTTATGGTGATTATAGTGGTGAACTTATTGAAAGATGTCTTAGTTCATACTTTGACTTTAAAAACAATGAATGTATAGATAGTGATAGTTTTAAATCGGATTTTGTGTGGGATGAGGCTTATAATAAAGGTTTTACACTTTCAAATATAGGTTATACAGGTGTAGATAACGGTTTTATTCATTATGATAAGACAAGAATAAGCAATGCTGAGTTCATTGAACTTTTCACGCAGTCCAACGCCTCATTCAAGACAGATGATACGCGCTTTATATTAAATAAGGTATACGGAAATAATGACATTTTTTATTATGGAAATACCATAATGGGTATTGACAATATCTGTGCAGCACGTCTTAATGGGGGCTTTTTCCAGGGATTTTATAAGAGTGGATGTGATTATCAGGTATTACCAAATAATGTTGGTCATGGAATATCTTTGGAGTTTACATTGAAGAAAACTGATGATGTTATCGTTGATGGTGAATACACATTAAATGATAGATATCCGGATAATAAAGGTCTGTTCTTTTATTGGGGCACACGTTCAGAAAACAAGTGGTGGACTAAATATGACGTGTCCGAACAGTTCGATGAAATTTTCAATAACTATTTTTCAGATGATTATTTCGCAGATTCATATATAAATACTTGCGGGGATAGTAATTATTTTATTGAAAGTTCACCAACTGTTATTCCATATAATACAGACGATTATTTTGCGGATGGTTACCCTTCTGATGATTGCGATGAGAATTGTTCCTGTGATTGTGATAAAACACCTAAAACTATAGGAAAATTCCCGTTCAAAAGAACATACCCAGAATTATTAAATTGTTACCAAGAAAATACGGTATGGTTTGACGGTAAGGGACATCATTGGGAAAACAATGAGAAAAGAACAAGAATGTGGAATAATATTTCATCTGCAAAATGCAAGAAAACTTGCAAATGTGGCGATTATTTTAAAGACGGTTATATGTCAGAAGTGATGCCTGATTGTAATTGTAACATTTATTCCTATGACGATTATTATCAGCCAGATACTACCATAGACCCTGATAAGGAACTTACAACGAAAGATGGCATTGATTTATATCAACCAAATATTGTTGAAATAGAGACAGATAACAAATTTATCATTTTTGACCGTACTTGTGACGGCTATACTGTTGATACATGGCAAGAAGGTGATACTATGGTACTTCGTGATATAAAAATGTCAACAAAAGAAAATTATTTTCTTCTTTTTGACCGTACTTGCAATGGTATGACTGCTGACAACGCTAATTTTAACAACAAATCTTATAATGTTAAATCAGATTTATATAGAAATGCTTTTGGACTACAAATAAAGGATGATGGTAGTATAGGATACAAATATCTTGTACAGGATTGTGATTCAGAAGAAGAAGATTATAAAATTGAGAGCGAATTTTCGTCAGAAGACATAATTCCTGATAATGAATGGGTTACAATACACATAAAAATATTACCTGTCGGTAAAATTTACAAAATTACCGACACCGTTACATCTTCTACACAAAAAATGAGGATTTATTTTTATGTAAATGGAAAACTTGTTTTCATTTCGAAAGAATTACCGACATTTAATTTCAGGGAACTTAATGATATGCCTGATAAACAAGAGGGCGTACCATTTAATATCTCGGTTGGTGGTGGTACACAGGGTTTATCTGATGTGGTATATTATGATGATATGTGTAAAATGCCAAAATACTCATTACCATTAGAGAAAGAATTTGCAGGAACGTTTTTTGGTTATTTAAAATCATTTAAATTTTATGATTGTCCATTAACTTTCACTGAAATAACCAAAAATTATCTTTTTGAACAAATATTTGACCAATAAAATAACTATTTATTATAAATTAACAATCATTATGATAAAAGGCATAACATATTATAAATTAAATTCTGATTATGAAGGTGCTATCCCAGCTAAAAATTGCGGTCTAACGGGAGAAGAAATAGATAATAACTTCTACGTTCTTGAAGGACGCGATATTAAAAGCGTTACAGTTGAGGATAACAAGATAGTAATCACTTTGGTTAATGGCGAAACAATTTCGTCAGGTGAGGTTTTCAACAATTTTGTTAAAGACCTTTCTTTTGATTTTGATAGTGAAACAGGTACATTGTACATTACACAAAACGGTCAGACAACAGAAATAACGGGTTTTGGTGTAAATGACGAATGCTGTTTTAAGGGTGTATATACAGATGAAAGCCTTACAGGAAAAGGAACTATCGATGACCCGCTAAGTATTTCGCCCGCATTTCGTCCAGGTTCTTTTGCACCTGTCCACGGTTTAATTGATAAAACACAAGGCGAAACACTTCCTGATACTGCAGGTTTGGCTATTGGCACACGTTACTTAGTAAAGGATTACATTAATGAATTTGGAATGCTTTACTGCTATAAAGGTGTACAGGAAATTTGTTGTGAATTAGACCTGATTAATTCAGAATGGCGTATTCCAAGAAAAGACGATTGGGATGATATGCTAAATGCAGTTGAACCATTCGAGGAAGATAGAAATCACAGCGATAAAAGAGGTAACCAATGGCTTGGAAAATATGCAGGTAAATTATTAAAGTCACTTCATACTGCTGATTTTGATTATTGGACTTACGAAGAACCAGAGGAAGAAGAACCAGAAGATGACCCTTGTAGTCATTGCTGTGACGAGGATGACCCTTGCAGACCATGCCATTGTGGTGAACATAGCGGATGTCACGATAAACCAACTGTCATTACGCCCGAAGGAACTGACCAATATGGCTTTGATATTGTTCCGACAGGTTATGGTGTAGATGTTGCAGGAAGAATTAACTGCGCTGGCTTTGGTGACATTGCTACTTTCTGGACATCAGAGGTAACACGTGATAAAGCAGTCGCTTATATTAAAGGTTTCCAATGGAATGAAACACGTGTACAACAGGATATTGTCCCAACAAACCAATATCACGCTCTACGTTTAGTCAAGGATTATAATGGTCACAATTATTATGGTAGAGAAGAAATACTTGGTAACGAATATGAAACTGTATTAATGCCATCTTTAAGCGGTGGCAGCAAAGTATGGACTGCCGTAAACTTTGCAAAAACAGGTGAAGATTTATGCACTATCGAACCTGGTTGTGGTAATGAAGACCTGCCAAAAACAATTGTTTATTATATCGTTGAGTGGACAGGAGAAAGATGGGTAAGCACCGCAGTCAAAGAAGGTTACACCGTTACAATCATAGTAAATGGTACACCTATTGATTACCATATTGTAATTAATCAGGAAACGGGTGACGCTGAACTTGTTCCAAATGCGCAAGGTGTCGCTGATGAGGTTATCGAAGCCATTCAAGAAAAACTTGATGGCCTGAGTGATAAAATTGATGCTGAACACGCCAAGAATGAAGAACAAGACGGAAGGCTTAACGCTATCGAAGACGAAATTGACGGTCTTAAAACAAAAGACATTTTACTTGATGAAAGAATTGACCAACTTGCTGAAGGTATGGGTGACGTATCCACCTTAACCAAGAGATTAATTAATCAAGGTGAATTTGATAAAGGTACAAGCGAGGTAGTATTACAACATAAAGGTGTTAATGCAGAAACGGGCGAAGTAGAAATAAACGAAATTGCACGTATTGAGATACCTTTTGACTTTGGTGAAGTATAAGAAAATAACTAAGAAATAATATAAAAACAGATGAAAAATAAACCATATAGTTTACAGTTATTATCACATAGAAGCCTACTTGCAACCCATGATGAAGCAATCGCTTACATCAATAACAATTATAAGGGTAACGCATTGATGGCAGAACCTGCATTATTCTTTTACGGAACTGAAGATAATGTCAAGATGATTCTTGCAGCAGGTTGTGATGATGAAGGTAATGTCTGCTTGTTAGAAAACGAGGAGACGCAATTAACCTCAGATATTGAACAAATAATCAACGCTTCTGGTTTAGTTAGGGAAGACGGTGTCGTTGTTTTTAAACCAAATATTGATGATGACATCATTAGACATGCAGGAAGCCTTGCTGAGGCTATCGAACTACTTTCTGACTATGTAAAAAACATTAATCAGGACTCAATTACAATTGATGATATCCATTTTTACGCGGACGATACTGATACAGCGATTACAAATATTAATCTTGAAAACAATAATACGTTTGTAGTAAGAACTGATGTCAAATTAAGTGAAGATGGTTCCATTGTTGCTGCTAATGGTGGAATTAGTGCTAATATTGATGTTGATGTCAATGAGTCAACTAATACAATTACTATAAAAATAGGTAATAATGTTAAGACATTCTCATTACCAGGTGTCAATATCATTGAAAATATTACCTATGATGCCGCCAATAAAAGAATATTAATCTATGTTGCAGGACAAACAGAGCCGTTAATCGTTCCAATTGGTGACATTGTTGAGACTTGGAGTATTGAAAATCCTTCGGATAGTCCTGTCGAATTACATAGACACGCATCTTTGGATGGAACTGAAGATAAAGTTTCCGCTACTCTTAAACTTAGAAGCGAAAACAATATAATAGGTGTAAATCCGACCAATGGTGAAATGTATGTTTCAAGGGAATCAGTCACTAATATAATGACTGACGCTTTGGCCGTATATGATGAAACCATATCGACAATGCAGGGTAATATTGCATCTAATTCTTCTGAAATCACTAATGTTAAAACAGGATTAGATAATGAAATTTCACGTGCAACTGCAAAAGAACAGTTATTAACAGATAGCATAACTGCTGCTAATAACACAATAGCACAGGAAATTACCCGTGCTCAAAATGCCGAAACACAACTTTCAAATCGTATTGAAGCGGCAGAGAACACTATTACTAGTGTTTATACTAAAGATGAATGTGATGATTTGTTTGTAACTGATGCAGATATTTCAGAATTTGCAACAATAAGTCAAATTGAGGCTATCGATAATGTGCTTGAAACGATTGATAATGAACTTGACATTATCAATGGCAATGAAGCAGAAGAAGGCTCAATTAAAAAATCTTTAAAAGATGCCAAAGATTACACAGATTCTAAGGTTAATGCAGAAACTCAAACGAGAACTTCTGAAATAAACAGACTTGAAACTGAAATCGCTGCAAAGGCTAATGCACAGGATGTTTATACTAAGAATGAAATCGATGCTAAAGGTTACCTTACTGACGCAAGTCTTGCACTATATTCTACTAAAGCAGAACTTAGCAATGCAGTAACAGCATTGGAAACCGTAGATAATGGTCAAAATACAAGGTTGGATGCCTTAGAAGCAAAAGATACTACACAAGATACTAAAATCGCTAATATTGAAACTGAGTTAACTAAAATTAATGTACTTGAGGAGGATACTAATTCGATTGATATCAACGTTAATAAGACTAATTCAGGTACAAAAATTAAAGCAGACCTTAAACTTGATTCAACACAGCCAAATATTATCAGAGTAAGTGGTAACGGTGTTTATGCAAATGTTGATATAACTTATAACGCAGCAACCAATACACTTATTGTAAATAATGGTGTAGATACTAGAAACTTACAATTATCAGACCATACATTGGTTAATAATGGCTACTACGATTCAGAGCATAAGGCTATTGTTCTTGTAACAACAATAGATGGTGAAGTAAGAAACATTGAAATCCCTGTTTCTGACCTGTTAAATGTATTACAGGTTGAAAACACTATGGATAACCCAATCATCCTAAGACTTAGAACAGATGATAATGGTGTCGATTTTCTTAGTGCTTCTGTTAATATTTCTAATGCCCCATCAAACGCTATAGTTAATCAGAACGGAACGCTCTATGTTAGTAAAAACGCTGCCGATATGTATGCAACTTGGGGTGTTGAGCCACAGCCAGTCACAATCCAACAGGCAATCAACGAACTTAAAACCAAAGCAGATATTGTTAATGGTCTTGAAGGTGATGTTAGTGATTTGATTAGTGATGTTAATACAGTTAAAAACAATATCCTTGTTATTAATAACACACTTGACAATCTTTCTGACCAAGTGGATGATAATACACAGGATATTGCTAACAATACACAACATATTACTGAACTAACTACAAATTACAATACATTATCCAATACTGTTAATAATATTGACAACAGAGTAACAGTTCTTGAAGGCAAAGTTTCAGCATTAGAAAATGAAATTGATGTTATCAAGGATGCAATTGGTGAATATGACACGTCATTAGGCACTATCACTGAAAGACTTGCTGCAATTGAAACATTCTTGCAAAATGGTTTGATTGATGCAAATGACAGAAACGCAAATAATGAGGATGATGACGAAATTAGAGTTAATGGCGAAGTCTGGTAACAATTTTTAAAAAAACAAAATATTTATAAATGATATAAAAACATAAAACACACATAATATATTATGGCACAAGCAAAAATTATTCAACTTTTAAGAAGTAGTCAACTTTACGTACCAACAGGTGAAGGCGCAAATGCAAAAACCGCGTTGGAAAATGCAAAAGCCGCTTTGACCGCTTTGACGGATAGAAAAGATGGTGAAATCGTTTTAGCACGTTATCAAGAAACAGAAGGCAGTATTAAGTCAGTTCTTGGTATTTATCACACTTCACCTGACCTTGGAAATGGACAAGGTACAGACGGTGCAGGTGTAACTTATACCAGTGGTTGGACTTTCATTCAGGACATCACTTCATCAAGCGAGGGTCTGCAACAATTGCAGAATGAGGTCGATTTAATTGAAACCGCCCTTGGTTTTAACGAGGATGGAACTAAATCAAATTTTGATACAACAA